TAGCAGGTTGTAGGTACAACTGACCATAAAGAATGTTACGGTCGATGATGTCAGGTGTGTTGTTCGACTCATCCATGATAACGCGGAAGGCATAAAGACCTTGACGTTGTTGGATTGACTCAAGATAAGGAGTAACGATGTTCAGGAATCGTGTACGTGTTTGTGTTGTGTTTTGTTCGAACACAAGGTAACGTGTAGCAGATGCGATGAACTTCTTAGCTGCAATCAAGAGACGACGAACGTTGATACGGTCAAGAGCAGACGGCTTACCTTGAAGTGTCTTCTGACCCCATACACATACTCCTGTTGATGGGAATACTGCGATTGGGTTGATTCTAGCATCATATAAGTCATCACGTTCTGTTTGTGTTAGACGTGTCTTTACTTCAACAACTTCTGTAAGACCACCGCGATTCAAACCAGCTGGTGCGAACCATTCAGCAGAAACACGGTCATTGAATGCAATAACACCCGGAAGAACAACAGAAGGTGGAACCCAAACTGGCTTGTTACGTTCGAAGTCAATAATCTTGACCCAAGGATAGTAAGTAGCGGCATAGTTTGTGTCTAAACCTTCAACAGTAGATACTGCTGTAGCGATGTTGTCATCCAAACCAACCGAATCCATTACATAGAAAGCGTCACCACGATCTTCACAAACATCCTTTGCATATGTTGTAACTGCTGAGTGTAATGCGTGAACAACACCCGGTGTTACAATCATGTTGATGTCAAATTCATCAGCGTTTGATACAGCATCAAGTGCCTTCTTGTATGATGTGTAACCAGCAGCAGATGTTGAAGAGATGTCAAATCCTTGAGTATTACCAGCAACGATGTATGTACCAACTTTCTTCTGAAGATTTGGCTTGTGTCCATCAAATCCGCCTTGGAATGGAACCATGAACTTACGTGAATCAAGCGATGTGTTTGTTGTAAGGTTGATGGAACCAGTATAAGGAGATGTTGATGATGGATAGTTAGCACCAACATTCTGAGTATAATTGCTCAAGTAGAAATCTGCATTGCTTCCAGTTGTCTGATTTGCAGTTATTGGAAGTGGACGGAGATAATTGAAGTTGTCTGTGTTAGCAAAATCATAATTAAATCCGAAATATACACGACGATTATAAGCACCACCGGCTGTTTGACTTGTTACAAACGAAGCAGAAAGTGGTTGTGTGAATGCTGAAGGAACTGTTGATGTGAGGGCACGGAATCCAAAAGGAACAAGATTTTGTGAAATTGCTCCGTTTGCAACTGCGTCTGTTACTTCAACACGAATGTACTTTGACTTGTTAGAGTAATCGCCGTTTACAACAACTTTACCTTCGTCTGTGATTGTTACATATCTGTCACCAATAACACGAGCGATATAACGTGGTGAGTTAGGGTCAAGATTACACTTGAATGTTTCAACGATGTTTGGACGAAGATCTTCATCTTCATATGTAAATGGAGTACCAACAACCTTTGATTGGTCTACAAATCGTACAACAACATCGAAGTCACCATACTCAGAACCAGCGATTGTACCAGCAGCACGAATGTTTGCGATACCAATCTTAACTTCATAGTTTGCATGAATACCGTGTGAAAGTGTTGCAAAACGGAAGAGATTTGTTGAAGCTGCACCAACTTTTTGTGAAGTTATATATGGTGTGAATGCTTCAAGATAATCTGTTGTGAAATCCCAAGGTGGTGTTGACGCAGAACCTGTTTCAATAATAATTGTTGTTGCACCGTCTGTTGCCAATGAAGCAGAAGCGGCTTTTGCAAATGAAACATAGTTGTAAACAGCGTGTGTTCCATAAGCACCATATCCATAAAGGTCACCAATAAACGAGGTGCTTTCAGGATTGATAGATGCACTGAATGGAGTTCCGTTTTCTGATACGGCATTTCCTGTAAATGCGGATGTGTCTGTTGTGAATCCACCAGAAACAGTAAGAACAAATGAACCACTGTTATTTGATGCAAGTAACGAACTAGCAAACAATGAATCAGCAGATGCATTTGTTACAACAAATGTTGGGTGAAGTACAGAAATTAATCTCTTACCATAGCTACCAGTAGCAACGATAGCAAGAGGGTGCTTGAGTGAATAACCACCCGAACCAAGAACTCGCACGATAGTTGCACTACCGGCATTAGTTAGATAGCTCTTAGCGGTATAAGGAAGGTATGATTGTTCATAACCTCCACCAAATTTTGTTACAAAGTCGTTGTATCCTTCTACCAAAGTTGGAACAAATGCTGGTCCTTTAAGGGTTGGTCCTATAAGGGCAGCACCGATTGCTCCGATTCCTTGTGGTAAGAACGAAAGATCCTTTTCGACTGTAAACACGCCAGGACTTACAATTCTTTCATTAGCCACTATTTATCTCCAAAAAAATGATATAATCGTCTCTGATATAAATATAGAAAAAAAAATCCAAATTATTGACCTGATGAAATAAATCTTCCAGAATCTAAATCAAGGACACCATCTCCGTATTTTTCATTTAGGTTTTGAACGAGTTCCTTTTCTCTAAGTTGAATTGACTCGTAATTTTTAAACAATTCTTCTCGGATACCTTCAACTTCTTCTAATCGTTTCTTTAACAGATGAAGTTCGACTTCTATCTGACCGATTTGTGCCGTTGTTGTGGCGTAATTTGATTGTAATTCTTTGACAGACTCAATATCTGGCTGTTCAAATTCTTTTTCAATTTGTTCTGACATAAAAACCTCACATTAATAAAACTGTATATCTATAAATATAGTGATTTTTTTCTAGAAATCATACTACGGATTATCACGTAGTCTTCTTTGTAAATCATCTGCAATTTCTTCCTTATCTTGATTCAAAGACTTGAATGGGTCTCCACCATAAAGTTCTTGGTTTTGACGAATTGCACCATTAATATCTCTTGATGTTTCCGATTCAAAGACTATCTTATTTGGAGCGACGACTCTTTTTGTGGTTACTTCTCCAGCAACACTCTTTGGTAATAGATATGCGTGAATCATCAACTGAAAGTTTGCTCTAACGAGTCTGTCTTGTCCAGTTGAATTTGAATCTTCCATGTTTAACGATTCCAACGAAGATGCAAACTTAAAGAAATTCTTTTCACCGAAAGACTTTCCACCGTAATAAACAAATTGTTCTACAAGCTCGTTTAATTGAGATTGGTATTCACACCAAAGAATAAAATCATAGGTTATGTCAACATAGTCAGGTATTGGTGTTACAAAATACTCCTGTGGTGCTCTTGTTCCATATAATGATGAAAACCTATCATATGGAGAAAGCTGATTGTATTTTTGTTTCATAACGTATGCAAGTTGACCACTCGATGCAACCTTATTACGTCTCAACTGTTGTTTCATGTTTACACCAGAACGTCTAAACGTTATAAGTGGAACTAGTGTTTTACCTTTCTTGTCTTTCAGATACCCGTTTCTTTGAATAGAAGTCCATTTTTCAGAATTAGCATACAATGTTGGAACTTCTATAAGTTGACCATTATCTTCTATTCTTAATTGCATTGTTTGGTCTATAAAAGACTTTACCGCAAAATCAATGTCATAAAGTGTTATACCGAGACTTCTTTTTTTATCTGTGTCTCTACGAACTTGTGTGTGACGTGATTGACCAAAATCAATTCTTGGATTTTCAGAAGAATTTGTATCATCAATAAAAGAATCTCTTGTTCTTTTTATCGGAGCTTTACGATATGGGGATGAGTTTTTCATTAGATATTACTTGGTAAATCATTATTTTCATTAATTCTTGGAGCAGAACGAACTTCTTCCACATGGATTCTGGAACGTCTTGTCAAGTGTGTATTGGCTATAATAGAGACGTTATGTCCCCATCTTTCCGTTGAAAAAGAATAATCAGGATTCTTACCACCGAAGTATTGATTTTCCTGAATTGCATCAACTTCCCAATATTCTCCATTGTATTCTATAACATCACCAACTTCAACATACGTTTCATATTCCTTTAGTAACTCACGGATAAATCCAAAATCACATACTTGAGTATAATCTTGTCCGAATTCAGTTCCTTCGTATGTTTGTTCTTGACGATTAATCAGTGATGGCATTCTAATGGGTTGGTGATAAATCTTTTTATCAGATTCATCGTAAATATTTGTCTTTGTTTCTTGAAGAGATAACTTATACAAACCAACTTCGGTATCTATAATGTCAACTATAAGTTCCGTGTTAATTTTGTGAACTAGTGAGGCATCTCGTCTTCCGTGAAATAATGGCATCGGTTTATCCTATGTAGATTTTGAGTGGTGTTGCATTCAAAGAAACGTTCAATGATTCTACTTCTGCACGTTTTGCTTCAAGAAGTTTAGAACGAGTCATTGTATCCAACATTGTTCTTAATTCTTCCACAAGTGATTGTTTTTCTGTACCAGCTGCTGATAATAAGTCGGCGGCATTAAGTGTGGTTTCTCCATTTGGAATTGGAATACTTCCATACTTACCACGAATATATCCCAAGTTTTCCTTTACAAGAGCAAGTGTATAACGGTAAATCCATTGACGACCTACCGAGTTTATCTTACCATATTGCATTCTGTTATATGGTGCATTAGACATATCCGATACAAGACCAGAAACACCAGAACCAGAAATCGGTTGGTATTTTAAAGGATTTGAACGTTCTTCTTTAACGATATATTCAATCCACAATTTGAAATCTCTAACTGGGATAGGGAATATACGAAGTTCATTATCAATAAGTTCAAATGAATAAGATGATTTTCTCATCACATCATTAAATTCGATAGCTTGAACACGAAGTAAGTCGGCATACATCGGCATCAACATGAATGAAACACCTGTTGAGTATGCACCAAATCCGAATGTATCTAACATCGCCTGATTACCCAAGTATGGGTCATAGAATCGAATAGATGCCGGTGGTGCATAATGATGAACTCTTTTGATTTCGATTGAACTTGTTGGGGTATACACATTTCGAATTATCGAATCAAGGTCATATCGTTGTCTATTCATTGTTATGTCAATAGATGCAGAATGAAACTTTACATTACCGTTTGTAAATGTTTCCGAGCCATATTCCGTAGCCAACTGAATTAAACCGCCCATGTTGGTTGAAACATTTTGGTGTGTTAAATTGTTGTCAACCGATGTTCCCATGATACTCAACATATTCTGTTGAATATTAAATTGATTTACATGGTTAGAATACTCCGATATTGCTTCTTCAAAACAAGCATAGAAATTACCAGCTTGAAGTTCTATATCCACAAGTGGATAACCAAGACGTTTTGCACACCAATCAGCAACATTATCGGCATCAGTTCGAAACGATGCCTCGGCATCAAAAAATCCGAACGGTGTGCTTCCAGTTGTAAAGGAGCTTGAACCCGGCCAAATTGGAATTTCTACCATTTATTTCTCTTATTTCTGTTCTTCAAAATAGTTCAATATATTGTCAACTATTGGATGACGGTGATTTGTTTTTAGTTCGTACACACCAAGTCCAGGGACAGAGCTGACCATATTAAATAAATATGGGAAACCAGAGTCTTTCTTATTCTTTAAATCGGTCTGTGTTACATCACCACAAATTAACATTTTAGAATTTGTACCGAGACGAGAAAGAATCATCTCCATCTGAGATTTCGTTACGTTCTGTGCTTCATCAACTATAACACAAGCATTTACAAATGTTCTACCACGAAGGAATGAAATTGGTGCAATTTCAATTGTGTTTTCATTTATAAGTTTTTCAATTTTTGGCTTACCATATAACATATACATATTTGCATGAATTGGAGCCACCCAAGGATTCATTTTTTCTTTTATATCACCCGGTAAGAATCCAATATCTTCGTTGGAAACCGTTGGTCTTGTAATGATGATTCGTTCAACTTCACGATAGAAAAGATATTCAAGAGCAATTTGTGTTGCAAGTAACGTTTTTCCCGAACCAGCTTTCCCTGTTAAAACAGAGATGGTATCTCTCAGTATATTAGCCTTTACTTCTTTTTGTTCTGCATTCAACGATAAGTTGAAATGTATCTTGTTTTTTATTTGTTTCCTCCCTTTCTTTATACCTGAAACTTCAATACCCGTAACTTCTTCATCAACAACGTATTCTTCTACATTTTCATTTATCATAAAAACTCCTACAATAATTTGGAAAGGGTTTCTCCTATAACTTTACCGTCGTGTTTGAGTTCAACAAAAGAACTCTCCATGTTTTTAGCTTTATGTGTCCATTCAAATCCAACAATACCCATCAATTCTACACCACGCATAATTGGATATACAACAGCAGACTTCGTTCCACGTTGTGTAAAGAAGGCTCTTGTTAGTATATCATCTATATCGTCTACTGATGGGAATATGGCACGTTCGGTTTGAACTGAATCAACTAAACTAGAATAAAGTGTTGTTGGTAGATTTTGGTATTCTTTGAACTCTGTGCTAACTCCTTCTTCAAGTGCCTCAAAGGTTGTTGATAGCTTGTTCATAGAACGACCTGTTTTGAATTTACCACCGTTGTGGCGTTGAAGAATAAAAGCACGTTGACACCCATACTCGTGTAGCTGTTGTTCAAGGATTGTTTGAACTAACTTTGATTGTGAAATCTCACGGGTAACTTTCTTATGTTTATATTCACCGTACTTATACTTTAGGAACCAAGACAAAAACACACCCAAGAGTGTGACGAGACTTGATATTCCAAGTCTAATAAGGTCTATGTAATCTGTGAATAGTTCCATATCCTATAAATAGGATTGTACAAAATAAAAAGGGTATCATAAGACACCCTTTAAAATTATTATGTATATAAATAGATATTCTATCCCGTATTTGTAGTATTTGTATTTGGTTGTGTGAGTGTTTCATTTGATTGTTGTGGTTGTGTCTCACTACGTTTTTTCTTTAGAGAGTCTCGATATTTTTTTGATTTTTCAGAATCTGCAGGACCCAATGGAGTTGATCTAGGTTCTTTAACTTCTTCTGTAAAGTAACCTCGAATTCCACCTATAATTGAAGAAAATGAATTTCCGATATTTTCCAAAATTCCCATTGTATTATTTATAGCCTGATAACGATTCAGGTTTGCAGAAGGACTATTTGCAAATGTAGTATCTACATTTGTAATTGCAATCTGTCTTTCTGAAACCTCAACGCCAGGTGGTATTGGTCTATCCTCATCACAACAATCTACACATCCAGGAACACATGGATTTTTGCGTCTTGATTTCTTTTTTCTTCTATTATCAGGCCAACCACCACCAATAAGACTTGAATCCATCGATAGTTGAATTGAACCAGAAATTACTGCGGAGTCTATTACACGAATATCTGGCTTTCTAATATTGTTTGTTGTATTATTAGCCAGTTCTCTATTAACATTTTCCTGGGAATTATCCTGTGTTTTATTTTTGATACAAGATTCTTTTACAATCTTATGAAAACGTTCATCATTTAATTTGATAATATATTCACATTTTGTTGCGTCATTTTGTCTATTTTGTAGATTATTTGCTGATGCACTTCCAGCTGATGTGTTCTCTTCCAATACTTCACCGATAGAACAACAGTTATTATTTGGAAAAACAATATCTATACCATACTTCATACGAAATAATCTGACTATTTCTCTTTCATGTGGTGGTGCAATACCATCAACTCCTTGTAATGAAACTATAGTATTCCCCATAAATACTTTATTTCGAGTATCTGCATCATTATTATATTCGGTGTGTAGGTTTCCAATATCTGTATTAGATGATCTATCAACTGGATAATATAGTATATCTGTCTTTAGAAGTTTAGTTCCACTTCTAGAATATCGCCTTAACTGATTATCGCCCAAATTATAATTTGATTTTCTGTTTCGTTCTAGTGCAATTTTATTTTGTAAATCTTGTTTAGTAAGACCATCACACAATCCATATGTTTCTGGCATTCTACTTGGATATTTTCCATCAATTGCCATGTATTGGCACAAATCATCACTAGTTGGAACATGAAGTATATTTGGCCACCAGAATCTAGGACAATCTGCCATAGAAACTGCAACAGTACCACCTTGACCGTTTACTCTAATATTATTTGAACGACCAAGACTACCAGCGCCCCAACCAGGTTGTTGTAAATCACTAATTTGAGTGGATGGCCTATCAAACACAAGATTATTCACCCTATAATCAGGTCGTTCCGCTTTTGCAAATGTTATTGGAATATCCGAATAAGTTGGTGCATCATCTATTATTTTTTCACGTTCTAACCATTGTCTTATGAAAGGTCCTTTTTTCCAATTTTTTCTGTCAAAAGGAGTTCCTTTATCTTCTACCCTATAATTTGAATCACTTTTAAACGTCGGTGTTTCTGCAAACAGACTTGTTAAAAACTGACACTCACAACTCCCTTCTTTTAAATTTTTACCGATTGTTTTTGCTAGACCGTTTGGTTTATAAAATTTATTATTATGGAAATTTACAAATTCAATCAAATCTATTTCTGGAACAGGTCCCTCCCAAAAACCATTACTAGACGGTGTTTGTGCTGGTATATTTTTTATTCCTTGATTTTCTAACTCTTTTGGATCATAATTCCCAGCAATAGTTCCATCAGAACCTTTTGGAATTCTAATTGTTCCTTTTGATTCCATGTACGGACCTTCAACCCAATTGTTTTTTGTTGCTTCATTCAAAAGGGCCCACATATCCTCTATTTTTTTCTCTCCTTTGTAATTTTCTATAGCCAAATCTATTTGCCATGATATTAATTCGTAAAGCATTACTAATCCAAGATTTGCGAATGAACCAAGTCGTGCGAGTTGTAACGAATTGGAAAGTTTTCTTTCACTTACAAGTTCTTCAATAGCTTCTTGAAATGCATGTTTTGAAATATCTTTTACTATGTCACCATAAAATTTTATTACACCTTCTTTTATAAAGTAAGTAATAGAACCTTCATCAAATTCACCGTTTCTAATATCGTTTAAAAGTTTCAGTCCCCATTTGCCAAATGTCAAAGGATAATCTAATTTATATTTGAAAAAATCTTCGAGATTTTTAGCACGTACAGATAGTTCCTCCTTACCTATAGACTCAAAATAAGCACCGCCAATTGTTTTTATTTTTGTACTAATTGCACTAGCAGTCCAAATAACTTTTCCAAACTTACCAGCACCCCAAACTCCTTTATATGCCGCCTGAAAGACGACGTTTAATTCGTTTGTAGTTTTAATGCCAAAATTCTTTGGTGACTTTAGTAGAGTTTTACCAACATTGTTAGAAACACATCCGCCCAAAATTAAAGCTCTTAAAGATAATTTATCCATTTTATTAAAAGTATCCACCCCAAACCCAGTATAAGATTTTGTTGGAATCATTCTGATCATCCATTTTAGAGTTTTATATGATTGTTCATCTGAGTACCAACCTTTTGGATTTTCTTTTGTTTTTGGAAAGAAATACATAAAATCAAGTGGTTGTATTATATGTCTCATATATCTATATTGAGGTGTACAATTTTTAGTACCCAATGAATAATCATCCAATAAAGCATTCAATTCGGGTTGACCCTCAAATACACCTTCCCATGGTCTATGTAATATATTTTCCATCTTAAAATCTTCTGAAGGAGAATATCTATTACCAATTGGCTCCCCTGAAATGAATATAATTGTATTTTTTGGCTCATTTTTATTTGTTGTATTTACTATTTCGGCTTTTACTGGAATCACACTACCGTTATCTCCCTCTTGTTTTGTAATTCCTTCTGAAATATATCTTGCGTATGAGTCATGTATAGCTAACATTTTAATTGCTCGAAACCACGCTTGAATATCCGATGTATTTATTAATTTATTGATACTAAATCCATATAGTAGACCTTTCGATGAATCATATTTTTTACCATTTTGATTTGAAATATAAAAGTCATGAACTTTTTTAAAAGGTTTTGTATGAACTTGATTAAGTTTACTTGTAGAAGATGGATATTGGTCTGAAAAATAGGCAGATACTGGTGGTGATAATAAGGAATCTTTTGGGATTTCCATCGCCCCATTCCAATGAGCAACGTACTTACTGTTCCACCCAGTATAGGCAGTTATTTCCATACCTTTTATTTTTTGTTGCGTTTCAAAATCCATCAATGGGTCGGCATTTTTAAACAAAACACCTTCGTCTGCACCACCATCTGAATATATTGGATGGTAATATGATGTTAATATTGGAATATTGTGGAGAGTTTCTGTTGGTAAAATATCGCCGTCTTCCAATATTTCACGCTCTCCATCTTTACCAATCGTTTCACGAGATACAGTGAATGTATTTATTGATTCGGAATAAATAAATGCCTCTTTTGGCCAATAATTTTTTGAATCGATAGTCCATTTGTAATTTATTTTTTTATAGTCTTTATTTATTGGATACCTAATTGTTCGCTGAGCGGGTGCTGATGATAACCCTCTTTTATATCTCAGCCAGAATAATATTTCCATAGCAGAAACATATTTTCCATTATGTAATCTTTCTTTTTTTGCCCAGTTATCCAACACACTGTCCATATTTCCAACAGTCAAAACACCGTTTTCTATTTTAAACGGGTTAGGTCCCCACGAAGAATCCCATTTTTCGTCATTTTTAATATCCGGTCTACCACCTAAAACAAACATAGGCAGTGCGATTAATTTACCTTGATCTATGTCATCTGTATCTCGCTTTCCACCAAATACTCGGTAAACATCGTTGTCTATTAATTCAGCATTTATACCATTTTCACCATAATTTAATGTTCTAGATATGTACTTATAATGAACCCACGCAGGAACTGTTGGATTTGAAGAAGATTCACTATCTAATATTTGTTTTGCAAATAAATGTACCGGATATGAACGTATGTCTATCCAATTTTTACCAGAATTAATCAGAATATCCTTATATCGCTTTACGAAGGTATCTTCAATAGTTGAAAATTTTACCTTTCTAAATTGTTCATTTGTTGGTGCCGCCCATAATATGTAATCCATTAGATACGGAATATATGTATCAGAATCTCCAATATCAATTAATGGCTTTTGGTCTTTTGGAAATAAATCAGGATTGGGTATAGGAAAAATAGAATTTGTTGCACCGAGTTCTGCCCATCTATGTTTATTTTGTCTTTTTGGAAAAGAAAATATAGAATCAAATTGATAAACACCATTTGCGTAATTAGATGTTCTACCATAATAAACATAAGATACCAATTCATATAAAAATTGAAGCTCTTTGTTAGTATAAAGTCCAGGATAGAACGCATTTTGATAATTAAACAAATAATCTTTAGCGTGATTATAATATGTTGTTTTTATTTCATTAGTTGAAATAATAGAATCAGATGTGACAAATCTGTCATTTGGATCAACTAAACCAGTGGGATTTTCTGAATTAGATAAATTAATAAGTCTCCATAGAGATATATGATTTTTTTGAACATCTAATTTAAAATCTCGTTTATATTCATAGAGTTTATAATCATCTGTTACATCGGTCACGCCTTCTTGTATTGGCTGTCTATCGCTAGTTCCACCATTAAAACTATAATATCCTTGTTCTTTATCAAAATCAACTATTTCAAAAGCTTCTCCTTTTAACGGTGTACCTAAATCAGTTCTACCGGGTAATACATGGCCACTATCACCACCACCAAATCTATTCCAACCAACTGCATCATGAATTTGACAAATATATTTTGAACGTAATCTGTAAATTTTTTTTTCATCAAATATAGTATCTTTAGTAAATTCATTTCCATTGTAGGGTTGATATTTTCTACTAACTCCTGATTTTGTTTTTATTGTCACTCCTTCCAATGGTATACCACCACATTGTTTTATGTTATCCACTTCATCCGTAACACGTGATGTATTACGAAATGCTGGTGGATCGGCATATGCAGCAACAAATCTTTCCCCAACCGCACCAGCTGCACCGTATTTGTATCTGATAAGAAACAATAGCTCTCTTTGGGGAATTTCTTTTGTAGAGTATCTATGATGCCAAAATCTACTTCTAGCATCAAAAGCAAGAAAACTATATGATGGCCCAGTTCCGTTTGCAATATAAGGTACATGACTTGGTATATTTTTTGAATTTTGTTTTTTAGCGTCTATATCTATTTTTTCAACAACAGATACACCGCTGGGCATAAAAGTTCCCTTGCCACCAGAAGTTTCCCATACTGATTTTTGCCAGATTCCTCCCCTACCTATGTATCGCCATACAAATGGCCAAGGTAATTGTTTATCACCGTATATTCCAGGTATTTTTATCCACCCACTTATGGTATAATTTGGATTGACTTTTGCCATAACACCATCTCGAAAGATTGGTTCTCCATTTGCACCAAGTGCCAATTTTTGAAATACCTCTTTTCCTTTTGTGTTCGAAGTCAATTGTCCAGAAATAACTTCTGTCATTACAAATTGTTCTTTACCATCTTCTGATAGTTTTCCATCTTTCGATAAAGTCTGTAAATCTTTCAGAGAAACTTTAGGATATGGCGAATTATTATAACCCTTTGGATCTTTTGTTGCAAAATCAAGTTGACTCTGTAACCAATCTTCCCATATTGCTTTTTTATAATCATTTCGATTATTTATAAATCGGTCTAAAGAATTTTGGTCTATTTTAAAAGTAACTCTTCCATCTGAAGTTTTATTAGGAGATCCATCTGATTTTAAGCTCGCAACAAATGGTCCCATTACACCTTCTACACCACGTTCTACTAAATCTCGCATCCAGGACAGTTTAAATTCACTTTCAGCAGGATGTTCTATATCATTTTCATCTATTTTTACATTATTTAGTATGATACCTTGAATTTCGGATTCAGTTTTTTTCCCATTGGAATTTTTTTGTTGACTTTGTAATTGCTTAAATACTCCTGACGGAACATATTCGTGTGCTCGTTTTTTAGTTTGCTGGTCTATTGGAATTGGAATATTTACAAAAAAATCTTTTCTTGTATTCAATATTTGTTTAGTTTGATAGCCATAATTTTCCCCACTCGTTGGTGCCAAATTTATAATATCAAAGAATATGAATTTACCAGGATCTTTAAATTCTTTATTCCAAAAATTCCAAAGAGTTTTAATATACTGTTTTTGACTTAAAGATAAATCTTCCCATGGAAAGTTTGACCATGCATTATGTTTTGGGTCTGTCCAGTCTTTACCATTATAAGTTGACTTGTATTTTTCAACGAAACTACAAACCGACCATATGTCTTTTGCCATAAATTATAACCTATTTACTTTTTCAATACGAGTAATATTTGTTTGAACCAATCAACTATATCTTCGATATTGTCTGATTTTACATTTGGTTTTTGATTAATAACGTTATTGTATTCTTTTTCTTTTAGTTTTACTTCATTTGCTTTATCAATAATCTCGTGTTTTGTAAACATTTCTTTGTTATTCATGTAGAACTCCCAAATCGTAAAATCCATTTTAAAAAATTGTATAACCAACCACGAGAATAATCATACGGACCAGTTTCATATTTTTGCATTGAATATTCAACTTTATCTTTATTCCATTCGGGAGGAAGTGTTGGCATACCATGATGCCTTGACCAGTACATACCGGTTTTTGGATCTTTAATGAGAGTTTCTGCAAAATCTTTAAAAAATTTAAAACCTTTTGGATATGGTGGAGTATTTACAATCATTTTTTGTAGTTCTGTTTGATCATTTGGATCAATAGGTATTTCTTTCCAATTTTCTTCAGAAACGTGTTTTTTCACTTTTTCAGCAAAACGAATCAATTCGTCTATTTCTTTTTGTTTAGATAATGGATCATTAACATTTCTATACTTACCTTCGATCTTTTCTAACTCTTTTTTTAATTGCCAATTAGCCACTTTGATTTCTCTTGTAGATAGACCTTTTTTATATTGTAAAGAAGTTTTATATGCATCCCAATCAATTTCATTAACTTTCTTCTTTGATATGTCTTTTAACACATCATCGGCTTCTTGTAATAATTGTTTTCTACTAGATAATTTCATCGAAGTCCTCAAACAAATGATATATCATATAAATAGCAATTCAATCGTAAAATCACATTATACCACTACGATTTTGTGTAAAATCTTGGTTTGTTTGACCAAACACATTCGTATCACTACGATTATTTGTTCTTGGTATTTCATTTCCAGGTTGAATCATCATACACAGACATTCACCATTTGGTCCAACTGTAAAGAAGAATGTTCTTGTTACACCAGGAAACTGTTGTGACGTGATTGTTACATACTGTTGGTCTCCAACCTTCATTCTTTTACATGGATAAATAGGCATACTATCCAATTGTTGTTTTAGTCTTGCAGGTTCGGATGGTAATAATATCTCTCTACCAGTTATAGGGTCTCTATGAATGTTATCACTATTTGGATTTAATTCATTTTGTTTTCTAACCACCGGCCATGACATAAATTTCTCGAAGTCTTCACGTTCTTTATTTTTCACATCCAATAATTGTCTAACCGATTCGCAATCCAATCTAGCAGGATTTCCAGCATCACCTAAATCTAATGTCAAATCAGGTAATCTTACCGGAGGAGTTGGTGGTGGTGGAGGAGGAACATCTGGTCCACCAGTTACAGGTGGTGGAGTTGGTGTTTCTGGTTCTATTATAATAGGAGGTATCTCGTATTTGATTCCAACATCTGATAGGTATCTTGGCCATATTTGCATCATGTACGCCTCACGTTCCCATTCTAATCCAGGAACACCAAGTGAATATTGCCAAGCAATTCCTGTAATATCAACTGAACCAGTTGGTACATCGTACAAGTATCTTGCGATTTCTGTATTTGAATTTATTCTAATTGGTATTACCACGTTATTTTCGTCTACAACATAATAAGTACGATTTCCAACAAATTTTGAACCAGATGTGATTGGTTCAAATTCATTTTTAACCATAGTTTGCCCATCAATATAACGATATGGTTTCCATTCTTCTGCAAATGGTTCATATGAAGAAGAAAAATCTTTACCCAAATCTTTAACATATCTGGAACGAATATATCCAGTATAGTAACTGTGTTTCTTACCAAATTCATTTTCATCATTTTCTTGATTTGTTTCCCAAATCCAAGAAGGACCATTCCAAGGATCCCAAACTGGAACAGTAACAACTGCTTTGTTTGAAGAAATTAACTGAGAGAAGACAGTTCTTTCTGTTGCCGAAATATCTTGATTTGGGAAAATTAAATCTCCCTCATTATCACTGTCTCTTGATGGATCTCCATAATTTGCATCATTTTGATGTGAACGCGCGTTTGTAAGTGGAATGGTCGGACAAGCCCACCAATAACCACCGTTTTTCCTATCAACTGATGCAGGGAATTCAGATTGAGTTTTTACTTTTTCGTAAACATATTCTCTTGTAATTGAACCATTTTGATATTGATTTGGTTCAGGTACTTCAGGAAGTCTGTATGTGTCTATCGTAGAGTAAACCATGTTTATAGTTTTACCAATAAATGACAAACCAAAGGCATCTAAAATGCCGATAATAAAGCCAATTCCTAATTTTTCTAATATGTTACCGATATTTATATCACCTATTGCCTTATGGGCAATAGTTACCAATTCATGCGCATAATCAACAGAGATTTCAAATCCTTGATAATCTGTTCCATGTTTAATTGCCAAAAATTCATTTATCTGTGTTTCGGAAGTAAAACCGGTTATACCACCAGAAATAATTTCTTCAATTTTAGATTGTAAAGACAACACATACGCATTTAATCTTTCAACCTCTGTTAAGACAGTATTTATACCACCAACAATTTCTGGACCAAGTATTTTTTGGAGTTCTCCTTTGAAAAAGGTCTCCATGAATGTGATAGCGAGTCTTATAGTTGGTAAACCATATTTTAAAATATCACCAACATCTGATAAAATTTTTGGTATTTGTGACTGTATTTCCGGTATATCACCTATTTGAATTTTAAATTCTTTTATGTCTTTACCACTACTTATCCATTTATTTAAATCGGATAAAATTGTTGCCCTATCTTCTTTGAATCTTTTTAATTTTTCAGTGGAAGCAACCTTCGCAACAAGATATTCTTTTTGTGGTGGATTTATAAATCTAACATTTTTTATAGTTACAAGTTGTCCTTTATACTCAGATCCAGGATTTAATGTATATGGTGTTACCGGCTCATTTCTAATACCTGGAAATTCTTCCAATTGATTTTCTTTTTTAAGTCTGTATGGACTATTTGGATTAGTTTTAAAATACTCAATAAAATATGTTTCACCAGTATCCTCATCAGTTCTAACTTCTTTAACAAGTTCTTTAAATGAGTCCTGATGTTCTTTTGGTATACTCCATTCTAATGATGGATTCCATCTCCAAGTGTCTTCCGGTATTCCTCTTAATTGAGCGGCCGTTATTTGTTTTGGTGCAGGTGCAAGTCTTTCTCTAGTATCAACTGAAAATACATCTGACATTATATAAGGCATACCATTGTCAATTGGTATCGGGGTTCCGGTTGACCAAGGATGGTATTCCTGTATAGGATAAAATGTTGTATATGGATATTGACCATCTCTTAATGATCTTGATCGTAAGACATACCGTTCTCTATAAAACATAGTTTCCATTAGATATACTTGGGCACCACCCATTATAACCGCACCAACAACAGCGCCAATAATAGCACCAAGTGGACCACCTAATCTTGTACCTTCTCTTGCCCCTTCTTTTGCACCTTCTACAACACCATTTATAACGTTTATAATTCCTTCTAAATATCTTGCAGCTGATTCTCTCGATATTAGAGTCGCATCAAATATTTCAGGTTCAGTTTCATTTTCAAACAAATCATAATCTATGGCCAATTCCATTGCATTATTAGAAGGTCTATCTGTATATGCTCCCCAGTTGTCCACGTATGGTGGTATGAAATTTTCTTTTCTACCAGATGAAGATTGTATATCATTATTAGATGAGTTAGTCACATCTATTTCAAGCACCTCTCCTTCTGGAGTGGTGAATGTCTTTTTAAGTGGTTTATTTGTTTTATCTTCTATTGTGTTTGTGGAGCTTGTTTCTATTATTGGTGTTGATGATTTTCTTGAACTTTGAAGTTTTGTAAACTCTTCTTCACCGAAAAGATTTTCCCAATATCTTGGTTCAGCACCAAGAACTGGGTGCCAGTATTTTAGTCCGACTCCCAATTGAATCACTACAAGGTCACCTTCTTTTAAAAATTGACGATAATCGGCTTTTGGTATACCAAGAGATCCAAGATGCATCTTGTCAAAAATTAAAGATGATTCTGCAAAATTTGAATTATGCAATATTGGATTTTCCATATATCTCATATCAGAACCTAATGAAAATCCTATAGCACCCGTTTCATCTTGTATAAAAATTAAACCAGTTGGTGTTTTAGGATTTGTGTGTGGTAAATCTGTTGGAGAATTTACGGTTTTTTGTGATTCTATGAAATCATATCCAATATTTGCCGACGATGGAATACCACCAAATATACCACTACCAGCCGTAACAAATCCAGCTATTACAGGTCCTGTACCACATGGCGTGTTTATATTTACATTAAAAGGATCTTGTGAAGAGTTTTTGGATGGTGATATATACTTTGGAAAAAAGTATGGAAATCCTCTCAAAACTTTTTCACGAAATCCCCATTCTCGCCTTTGCCTTTTCTGTCCAACATTTATTGGATTTATTCCAAATTCTCTTAAAGAGTCTGCGGTTAAAACTAATGATTTATCCACATCCCAATTAAAATATTTACGAGACCTTTTAAAATATTTATCAACTCTACTGTTACTAACGTAATCTATTGTTCTTCTGAGGCCATTATATGGATAATAGTCTCCATACGGCCACATAAAATCGTATGGAGGTAGTGGGTCTGAAAATCTATCAAAAACTCGTTTTACTTCTGGTAGATTGTCATCAAAATCTCCATTATTTTGAAAATCATTCATTTTTAAAAAACTAGATATAGTAATCCTAGAACTACCATTTAGTATATCCGATATTCTTTTTTTGGCGTAATTATTCCAAAGTTTTGTATCTTTGATTTTTGGTGTAGATATATATCCGTGTATATTCTTTTCAAAAACCAAATTTGAATTTGGATCCCAAGAGAGTCTTCCTTTTGGGCTCGCCTCTACAATAACTCTGCCAAATGTTATATTATTAAATCTGCCACCAGAAAATAAAACAGGATGATTTTTGCTTCCGCGCCCATCATCAACATCTTGGCCCATTGTTGGATCATTTGAGTTGAATATTATTTGTAAGTTAAATATATTATGAAGTAAATCATCAGGAACACCATTACCATCATAAGAAATTTTCAAAACAGGATATGCATTATAAAAACTGTTTTGTACAGGTAATTTACCAGATGGTACTATAAATGGAAACTGAACAAGTTGCCTTATAACAAAACCATACGATTTACTTTGGTCTAATCCAGGATTATATCCATCTGACAAGAATGAATTTATACCATTGATAAATTCCATACTGGTGACTTCTAGGTCTGAATCTCCTAGATTTTGGATAGATACCGTGTATTCATTACTAGATTCTCTTCTTTTTACGTTTATTGGCCCTAAATCCAAATACTTAAAAGCATTTGGTGGTAATCCACCAAATGTTGTATCAAAAAGAGCACGTATTTTTGGTCCTGCCATTTATTGATTCTCGTTAGAAGTTTCTTTTGTTATAGAATTTATTTCTTGTATAAGACTTGGATTTAAGCTCATATACTTTATGATAGAAATTGTATCGTCAAATAAACCAAGTGCAATTTCGGTTGCAATTTTATTGAATTTTTCAGGATAATTCTTATGAGAAGTATCCAAAACATTTCTTGATGCTTCATAATATTTTAATAACTCATCGACTCTTTTTTCTGTCATTTCATAACCTTTCATTATACAATAAATCTCACATACTATAAATATAGTAATTTTTTTTAACTAATTGTGGAAAATCTTAATTGAGTCATCGTTGTTTTTACCATTCTTGAAGTTGAATTTATTCTTGGATTCAAAGAATATGTTATTATTGCGTCTGCAACATATATTCTATTTTTTCCAAATGTATTCGTGAGTGTCAATGATTCTTTATTCACTACTATATTTTGACCATCTATAATTTCTTCTGGGTTATTTCCCCCAGACCATCCAATTTTTTGATTTGGAAAAATTTGTTTTTCAAATTCTTTGTCTACCCCATCAAATATAAAGAAATTCGGAGAATCGGTAATTTGAGATGTTATGTCATTACCGTTATTATCAAGAACTCTTTCATTTTGTATTTGAACATTATCTATCATTATATTTTCTCTGGCATAATTTTCATAGCCGATTGAGAATTTTTCTTGTTCATAAGAAAATATATCTTCAATTCTACCATAGTGAATAACCTCAGATGCAGATAATAGTTCAACCGACCAGTTTCTAACCGATGGTTTATTTTCCACACTAGCAATCAGTTGTTTACTAAATACATATTCCTCACCATCTATATCACATATCAATTCTAGATCAGCCGTATATTCAAAACCAGGTTGAGCACCGTATGGAATAAACCATACCCAAATCGGAAATGGCTGTAGCCAAATTAAGTTTTGTTCTTTTGGATTTGGAGTAAATGGTTGTAGTGTTATTGGATTAAATGTTTGATTAAAATCCAATACACCTTCTGTACTTGGATTTGTTAGTATATTATAACCGACGTAAAACATATCGGATGGTGAATTACCAAAAATATCAAATACACCGTATTCAGATGTTATTCTAGTTGATTTTACAGTTATAGTTTTATTTGTATTATTTACCAAACTCAATTGTCTTCTATATCTATTAGATAATTCTTTTTCACCAGATGCATTTACACCAATATTTAGAGCAGCACCAAGTAACGCCTCACCAAGTCTACCTTGTCCTAAATCCGTTGAAATTGGTTCTACTTTATACCAAAAACCGTCTGGTGATATGTATAGTTGCGTATTACTTAGTCGAGAGTCTATTATTTTCCATAATTGCTCTAATTCTATCAAATTAATTGATGAAAGTAGTGTAGATGGAACTTTTTCATTTAGAAATTCAACATCTGCAATTCCAATGTTTATTGCAGACTTTGCTCTTTTTATGTAATGATTTATTTCCTCCCAAGAAAATCCATTAACGTGCATTTCAAGTAAACCAAAATAAATATCCAATATTGGTGTTTTATCATTCAACACTACAATATTTTCATCAGATACGGTGTCAATACTCATTGTCCATCTATCTTTTGCTGATAGAATATTACTTGATTGTCTATTGAAGAATAAAGGATCTCCGTGTTTAAACATTGAAAAATCTTTGTAAAACTTCCCAGAAGAACCTTCTACTATACCAGGTTCATTCCAATGTGGTGGAAAATATGATGGAGTTGAATAATCTTTTGTAAATTGACGATTTCCGGCCCAGTCATTTTGATTTGGAAATCGATATGGCATTGGTGTTGATGTTCTATGTGTATAGGGGGCAACGGGCCAACCAAATCTTGAAATACAATTATTTGCAAATGATTCGGGTATAAGATTTAAATAAAATATGTCCAATAATGGATTTCTACCATACTGACGGATTCTCTTGTTTATAACCGGTATAGTTTCTTGCTTAACAGGATTTATTATATCTTGAAAATTGTTGCGATATGGTACGTCACCTAACGTTGGTTGAATTGATGACATTATTGGATTACGACTAGATGCCAAAAATCCTCGTTTATCACTATATTTTAGATTATCAATTTTATCTTCTTTATTTAAGGTCGATAAGCAATCTAATTGTTTATTATACTCTGAAAAAGAAGACATTACGCCTTCGTCATTAAATCCTAAAAATAAAATCGGACATGGTTGTTTATTTGTAAAGTAGTTACCAGATTTTGATTTCAAGTAAATACCACCTTTTTTAAAAACTCTTCTTGGGGAAAATGAACTTCTAGGTGGATTTGTTCTATTTAATTCATTAGTCAACCATTGTAAACCAGACGTAATAACATAATTTACAACTGATTCGGATATACTAATTAATAACTCCTCACCAGCACTCATTAATTCTTGTTTTAAAGATTCATTTGGTGGTCCCATAAATCCATTTTCATGTTCTTGGATATATTTACCAATACTGTTTCCAATAGATTCTAGTCGCCTGATAGATGATTCAATATCATTTGTAAATTGAATTATACTAGAATACGTTTGTAAAATAGAATCCAATAAAACAATATAGCTACTCAAATCGTTCAAATTTTTAATATTATTTGCCAGATTAGATATTGTAGTAACGGGTTGATCAACACTAAATCCTATTATATTTGCGAATTTTTCATCAAAAAATCCTCGTAGTTGAAAATTTACATTTGTGACTATACTTGTTAATATATCAATTTGTTGAGATTCATCAGAAAATACATCGTCATCTATTCGTATTGAAATAGAATCGTCAATATAATCATATAAATTTTTAGACATTCCAAATTGTTTTCTATGGGTTTCATAATCACCGAGTTCCAATTCAAGTATGTTTTCACCCAAATATTGACGAGTAGAAACATTTTGTGGTTTTATTTCATCTGTATCATGCCACAATTGTTCATAAATTGGTCGCATCATAGATTTCCACCTTGATGGATATGATAATTTAAACTGTGCAGTTCTTAACTGACGTGGAGTTTTTCCCTCCCAAACAGGAAAATCTATCAAAGTATCAGTATTTGTTGTTATAATAGATGAATCCACATTTGGTGTGGTTTCATAATATACTTTATTTATACCTTCTCTTTTCCAAAATGAATTATACGACCTATATCTAGCTATCGATCTTGGTTTTGGTTTTATACTACTTGGATACCAATCTTTTCTATAAACACCTTCTTCTGATTCTATAACTTGCAGTAATGAATAACCAACAGAAGCACCAGCTAGTATTAAATTCGAACTACCCTCTATCTGTGATAGATAATCTTTCGTATCGGATATAAAAAATGACGCAACTGTTGCTCCAACAATTCCACCTACTGTAGTTGCAATTAAATCATTAAGCATTGATTCCGATGAATCTTCGCCAACAAGTGCAAAATCTAAATCGGGTACACCAAGAACAAAATCATTAAACATATCTGATAATGTTCCTCGTTTTTCAACAAACCTTTTATCTAAACCACCTAACCAATCCAATACTTTTAGTGCCTCTATTGATAGTTGTGTTGGTCTTTCAAATGTTTCTCTAAAAAATGTTACATTTTCATTTTCTTCATGTCCAAAAACAGTTTTACCACGTCTATCTTTTATCGAAATAGGATACATTTCATTAAAAATTTCTGGTACGTCTGCTATAGAAAAAGGAGAGCCACATCCAAAAATAGATTCTCCATGTAATTCAGTATAAGAATTACCATCACTATAATATTCATAACCATCCGTTCCATATCCTATTAATCTTAATGGATTTTTGGTTATAAAACGATTTATCATTTCTTTTCTAATATTTTCTATATATCGTGTAACAATAGGACCCACTACTTCCGGTATGTCTCCGTCTTTATCGCGGAAGTCTTCATGAATTTCTATAACACAATCATTTTTATTCAAGAGTGCCTTATAGGTTCCATGTGGAATAAATTCATTATTAGTAGCTATTGATCTTGGGTCTCGTATACCATCGCTGATAAGTGAATCTTCCAATATTATGTCCACAGGACCAACATCAGTTTTTCCAGATTCTAGTGTTTCAACCGACCCAGACATAGAATTTATATTTGCACCAAAATAAGAATTACTACCAGTTGCAACAAATACCCCATTCGAATATACACGTATTGGTAATCCAAAAGTCCTTTCACAAGGCAAAATACCAAGGTCTTCATTTGTAAGTATTGATACTTCTTCATCTAGATTTTCGGGTAAAACTTCCGAAAAATCTTCCTCTCCAAAATAATCATATGTATCGGATAAAAGATCTTCTTCTGTTTCAGTTGTCACATCGTCATCAGTTATGGATGGAGGTGGAGGAGTTACTGTGGTCGATATTAAAAGACACTGACCAACATTAGTTTTAAAAGATGGTCTAAATCCTTCTGTGATGGTTCGGCGTAGTCGCCCGTAAACTGTTTTCTCTGTTGTAGGGGTTGTACTTGTTGGATCAGAAAATGATGGAGTTAAAATTGTTGTATTATTTCCATCAAAATTTTCATTTCTATTTGCAATCAAAAGAGGTATTTGAAATAAAGTCCTCTCAGTTAAATATGTAAATGAGTCATCCGCATATCTACCACCATTTGTTACGATTTGAATGTAGTCCGCAAACATTAATGGTTGTTGACCTGGATATGCACGAGCACCCCAATTACCATAAGTTTCATTTATATTCCACCCACCAATTTGCTGTAGTGCTGATGGAGTATTTCCTTGACCAGAAACTCTATACAGAGATAGTTGCAATTCATTCAATTCATAATAGTTATCAGATTTCGGTTGTTTTCCACTACCACCTGATACAGTACAATCTCTATAATAAAATGAAGGATATGATTTCCCTAATTCCACCCACCCCACTACCTCTGCTTGACCACGAGTTAGTGGATTTATAACTATATCACCATTTAGTAAAAATGCATCAAATTCAGCTTGCGTAAGTTGATTAAATCGTCCAGGTGGTATTGGATCTTGTCTTAATCTTCTGGGATTTGTATCAATTACTTCTTTAATTACTTCACCAATCAATACAGATTGTTTAATTACACCGAGAAAATCGCTTGTACCAAATGGTCCTGTTGTAGCTGGATTATCTAAATTAAACGTACTAAATCCACCATCCGGTATTGTTCCGGCAGGTACATCTACAAGTATCTCGTTATACCTTCGTATCTGAAATCTATTTATTATCGCCATAACTTATTTAAGTATCGTAAAATTTATTGGTAGGTAAGATTGAATTTGTATTTCTTTGAATAGAAATATTATTATTAGTTATTCCGCCAAATGAATTTGTTGGTATAAATATATTTGTTTGTTGATATTGAGTAGAGTCAGGAATTCCAATTACAGAAAAATTATTGACAGGGTAATTTGTTTTTGTTGTAGTTGTAATTGATTGTAATTGTGTTTGACTTATAGGAGAAAACATATTTGTACTACTCATAGTTTTTTGTGTAAATATGGTAGTTTGTGATGTTGATGTTTCTCTACTAAATAATTGCGGTCTTGAATTTAGTTGAGATTCTAAAGATTTTTGCAATTCATTTTTCTGTTGTTGACTACCCAATCCAGGAATATTAGTATTTGTAGAAATAGAAATTCTGTTTGGTTGTGTTGCTGTAATAGTTTGACCATTATTCTGAATATTTGTTATTCCTATTGCAGAATCTAATATATCTTTTGAATTTATCGTAACAACAGACTGAGTTTCCATTGGAACTTCTTTAACTAAATTTTCTGGTTTACTTGTATATGTAAGTAAATCGTTTAGATATTGTGTTACCGAATCTGTTGTATCTGTATTTGAATTAACACCTGATTGTCTATCAGCCAATATTTGTGGTATTCTTGAATGAAATTCATCATTCATTCTATATCGTTGACCACTAACAGGGTCTTGGTGCATATGAATCCCACCACCACTAACTATAACTGGAAATGATTGTATCTCTGCAAGATTTGGTGTATTTTCATTTACAATAATTGGCAAAGCATTTGACATTGGTAAACCTTGAGCACCCATAGAACTAACTGTATTTGTTGTAGTCATAGGATTCGGCATCACTGTTGACATAACGGGAACAGTCATAGGATTCGGCATCACCGATGACATTATAGGTGTGGACATTCCATATGTAGCTGCCATTAAAAACTCCTGTGATTAATCGTCATAATATACTAATAAATATCGTTAAAAACAAAAAGGGAGTGATTTCTCACTCCCCTTTTAATTTACTCTATCTTGTTAGATAGATTAGATGTCACCGAGTTCAGAAACTTGGATGAGACCGTAGAATTCAGGACGAACGACCTTCTTCGCGTAACGAGTCATTACACCCTTACGTGGTGTGAAGTTCGTTGGATCGTATACCAACGGTGTCATTACGAGTGGGATGTAAGGAGCATATACCGCACCTGTTTCGAGGAACTGTGTGCCACGGAAACCAACAAGGATTTGATTTTCGAGCATATATGGGTTCTTGTAAACTGTGATGCGACCGTTAAGCTGACCAACCTTCTGTACACCCATCGCGAACTTCATGCCTTCACCGTCAACTGCATATCCAGGAATTGATTCAAGGATTGTAGCAACTTGTGGTGAACATACAAGGAAGTTAGCACCACCACGAAGTGTCTTCTGGTGAATTACGTTCGATACCTTTTGAATCTTAGTACCAAGTGTTTGGAACCAAGTTTGTTGGTTGAACGCTGCTGCTTGAGCTTGACCTGATGTGTAGTCACCGAATGTGTTTGTAGCACCATCGTATGTGCGACCGATACGAGCTGACCATCTTTCTGTTGTCTGAGCGTTCTTGATAAGCATATCGAGGATTTCGAGGTCAATTTCTTGTGAAATGTACTCAGAAAGCATCGATGTCAATTCTGCTTCAGCGTCGATTGAGTGGTAAGCGTTCAAGTCTTGTGCGAATTCAGGAGTCCAAACTGCCTTCAACTTGCGTGTCTTAGCAACGATAGACTCTGAGCGAAGCTCAAGATTGATTTCTGGGATTGCGATTGTTTCAGCAAGTGCTGAACCTACGCCGTCTTCGAAGTCGTTACGAGTAATTGATGTTGGTTGCTTCTGATATGTAACAACAAGGTTATTAGCTGGTGCAGCTGATGCAGAAACCACGAATGTGATTTGTGAATCGTTTGAGTTAGCTGTTGTATACTGTGGGAAGTAACCAAGAATGTTTGAACCAGAAACCTTGAATGCACGGATACCTTCTACATCATGAGTACCACTGCCTAAAGAAGCAGATGAAATTGTGATTGTGTAGATGTAACCACCAACAAGAGAAGCTGAGTAAGCAGCTTGGAATTCTGTATCAAATTGGAATACACTTGTTGAAGAGTAACCAACAGAAGCAGTTGCGAATGTTGTTGTGTTTACTGTTGTGTTTCCAACAGATGTTGTGATGTTACCAGAAGTTGCTTCGTTAATTGAATAACCAAAGCGACCTGCACCGTAAAGACCACCTGATGGGTCAACACCCTTAGCTTCTTTACCAGTTACACCGAATACAGAGTCAGCTTGTGAATCCTTACCAGCACCTTGTGTGAATCCAGGTTGTGCTGTTCCATACTTGAAGTCAAGGAAGAACACGAGACCTGAAGGAAGGTTCATCGGTTGAACCGAAACGAAATCCTTCGCTGCGATTTCAGAAAAGATACGACGAACAAGTGGAAGTGCAACACCAGCCCATTCTTCTGAACCTGCTGCTGTACCTGTACGTGATGATTCGTCGATAAGTTGCTTTGCTTGGTTTTCGAGAAGAACTGCAATCGAGTTCTTTTCATAGTCGTTCTTGATACCGTCAAGAAGTCCTGTCTTTTCCCACTTCTTAACTGTACCCTTGTTTTCTGTCATTAGGTTTCTGTGGGCTGTACCCGTAGAACCTAGAATGTTTTGAATACTCATTTATATATCTCCAATAAAAAGTTTAAATTAAACCTGCTAATTTCTTAAATCTATCTGCCGTCGAGTTAGATTCTGAAAGAATCTGCTTCGATGGACGTGTGCTTGCTTGTGGCTTGCTAGCGATACGGTTGAATGACTCCTTGAGTGATTTCTTTGGTGCCTTTGCAACTTTGTTCGATTGTCCCTTGAGAGACTCAGCGAGTGTAGCATAAACCAACTTTACTTCACGCAAACTACCTGCACGGTCAAAATTTTCAATAACAGTCATCTTTTGTGATTCTGTTAAAGAGTGCGAACGGAACAGCTTGTTTGAGAAGAGAAGTTTAGAGTTAAGAAGATTAACCTCATTTAATTTCTCACGGAGGAATTGAATAACTGCATAAGCTTCTTGAAGTTTCTCTTCAGATTCTTCCTTCTCTTCATGCATTTCTTCTTCCTCTTCACCTTCGTGCATTTCTTCTTCCTCTTCTTCACGAAGAGCACGAATGATCTCTTGAATATCAACATCGTCATCATCACCTTCTTCTACTGTGTGATCTTCTTCCTCTTCTTCATTAACTACCTGAACAAGTGGTTCCTTCTTCATTTCTGTGTGATCGTCTGAAGCATACTTCGAAGGTTGTTTGTTATCACCCTTTCCGATTTCAGATGAATCGAGTTCTTCTTCAAGTTGACGGATAATTTCCATAAGGTCTTCATCCATTGGTTCTTCATCTTCAACTTCTTCTTCGAAATCGAATTCTTCTTCCGCTGGCTCTTCTGCCGGCATTTCCTCGTCTTCCTCTGTCATGTAGTCTTCTTCGACTTCGAGTTCTTCACCTTCTTCCATTTCTGGAGTGTGTTCTTCGCCTTCGTTCCAACCTTCTTCCATTTCAGAGTCATGACCCATTTCTTCCTCTTCCATCATTTCCTCGTCTTCACCTTCTTCCATGTACTCTTCACCTTCAGCTTCTTCTGAAAGTTTCGTTGCAATCATGGATTGAAGACGTGGAGCAAATGCTTCTTCCAAAGCAAGCTTAGCATTAGCAAGTGCGACTTCACGTACTGCCTTTGCATCTGCGATTGCTTCTCTAAGTAAATCTGTCATAAAAATCTCCAACTAGTTTTAGGGTTATTGATAACTCTAATCAACAGTAAAAATAATAGTGACTCTATATTGTATAGAGTATTATACAGATAAATATAAGTAAAGTTGTTATTTATTCGATTTTTTGGTAGGCGTAACTAACTTTTTTTTATGTTTTGATTCATTTTTTAAAGAATTTTCTCCAAAAATTTGAATCAAGTCAGTTTCATCGTATTGAAACCGTGTTAGTCTTTTCATTTTTTGTTGAATATCTGGCGATTCTTTTTTCTTTTCATCGGGCATTTTCAAACTCCACATCTAATGTATAGATATTATTTTTTTGGTCAAAACCAGATATGGTAAATTTACAGTTACGTGGAAGTGTTATTTCTGTTTCTACACAAAAATCATCTTCTTCACATTTTAACATCAATGCCGGATCACCTTGTTTTAATTCAATCTTAAATAATGGGTCTCTCATATGAGGTTTAAAAGAACCACCTTCTGTAAAATTCTCTGCAATAAGTGGATTTATAGAAGTTGAAACAAAAGCATGGTCAGTCCAAGTTTTCTCTTTAAGAAATTGTTTTAATACATCGTTCCGTATACCACGATATACGGTAACGTCATACTGTAGTTTAGAATCATCCGATTTAAAGTATTTATCTAGTTCAAATATAGCTCTTATCGGTTCTAACTTTGAAAGTTCTTCTGCACTTAAATCTTTATCAAAGATTGCTTTTATTTGTTCAGGAGACCATTTCATTTTACCGTAACTATCTCTTAGTAATTTATTTATACGTTGAGCATTGTTATGATATTCCTTTGTAGAGTCTATAACTTCCTTACTTAAAGAAAATGTGTTTATCGTTAAATGTTTTGCAATAGATACCGCTTGAATTTTCTTAGCGATATTCAAAATCATTTTTGTACTTTTCTTTGATAATTCGGAATCTCCAGAATTTACACCCAACATAGCATTATCGTATTCTCGAAAAAAGTCTGAGAAGTTAAAGTTCAATAACTTTTTCTTTAGGTCGGGTCTTAAATCAGGGACTACATCTATTATATCATCTTTGTGTTTGTCTTTGATGAAATCAACAGATGTCATTGCCTTTTCTACTGTTTCATCTGGGGTTGACTTTTTATCGTCTTTTGATTCTTTAGATGATTTATCTTCCGAAGAAGTTTTATCCGAATCTTCAACTTTCGTAGAGTCTGATTCTTCTGGTTTTCTGTGTTTGTTTGGATCATAACTATTTTTACTAATATAATACTCTTTCCCACTCTTTTTATTCACCACAAGAATTTTATCAGGGTCTTCTTTTTGAGTAGGTTCTTGTTCAAAGAGTATGGTTTTTAGTTTAATCATCCTTTTGTATTATATCTGTTCTCTATCCAATTTACGTTGACGTTTTTTTGCAGCATTTTTCTTATCACTTCTAACTTTTGAAGGTTTAATGTATTCTGTCTTTGCTTTGTATTGTTCTAGAATACCACTTTCCTTCACTTTTCTTTTGAATATTTTTAACATCGTATCAATATTCATTCCATTCCCCTTGACCTTTACGTGTGCAGTCTTGGGATTTCCTGCGTAAACTTGATTGCTCATAACCTTTTCCTTTTTTTATTTAATCTTATAATATCGTCCAAGTGTTTGTCCCATTTCCTCATACAATGCTTCTAATCTTTGTTGAAGTTGGGTCATTTCTGTTGCTGTTTTTTCAAAAAGCTTCAAAGATTCTGTCATTTTCTTTGAATGTCTTGTTAATGTTACTTTATCAAACCAATCACCAGATTCATCAACGATATTTTTAGAAGCAAACTCAACAAGTTTCTTGATGTGTTTGTAGGTTTCCATAATTTCGTTTGTACGATAAACAGATTTACCATACTCATTAAATCTTGAAATCGCTTCAATATATTGTTGTTTTTGTTCTGGTGTGAGTTTTGGTTCTTCTTTTTCTTCTTTATCTTGATCAACGTTTTCATTGACTACAGTTGAAACTACAGAATTGATAATCTTCTTCAATTCTTGAACTGGCATAGAAAATGTAGTTTCTGACTTTACTTTTTTAGGGAGTCCTTTATGCTTTGTGCCAGCAAACTTTTCAAGTTCTTTTTCGGACATTGCATCAGCAACTTGCTTTACATTCTTACTTACTTTTGAAGCAGGAACTTCCCCACGTTTGTAAGCAAGAACGAGTCCCATGAATTGTTGTTGTTTCTTTGATACGGCTGGCATTATTTATCTCCATCAAATATACATTCACATACATTACCAATTTCACAAATAATATTCGTTATATTTTCATGAATACGTTTAACTTTTGGATCTACTTTAGCAATAGTCTTTAGACTAACAGATTCTTTAATTAGTCCTTCTCCAACAATTTCACCACCACCAGCTGGGTACATAAATGCACCATGTGTAGATGGATTTGATACAAAGTCCCAACCAATTAATTCAAAATCATCTTGAACTTCTACTGTATTTTCATTTATTTCTTTAACTGAACCAAGTCCTCTTGATGAGATACCAAGACGGATTCCAGATTGAAGTAAGTTTTTAAGAATATTACCAGAAGGAGTTGGTAAAATTTCAACCTTACCAACAACGTCATTTCCTTTCCACTCACATTCTAAAATGTTATGAGAAACATTACGAAGATTGACAACAGATGAATCTGGGTGGTCAAGTTCTCCAAGAGCTCTTCTTTCTTTAATTTGATTCTGTTGATATTTCTTTACTTCTCGTATAAGTATTTCTTTCGGATATACACGTCCATTTTGATTTTTAGCCTCTGCACGTTGAAGAACACCCGATACAATAATTTTACCATTATTGTTCTGAGAAGATTCATTTATTTGACGAGGAGTCGCAGAAAAAAGTATTGTATCTACCAACAGTTGTTTCATTTTAAGCACCTAATTCGTTAATTTTTTTACCAATTCTGTTAAGACGTTCACCAATTTTTGTTAACCTATTATGGGAAGATCTCCAAAGAGTTCTTTGGTCAACAGCCATCTCTGTCTTTAAACGAAGGGCGTGTCCAACAGCACGTTCTACACGAAGAAGTGATTGATTCAATTCTTTAATAGAAGTGTTTATCTTTTCACTTGTTGTTTTTGTTTTGTCACCCTTATATTCTTTATAGGATGCCTCATGTAGAGATTTCATTGCCTGTTTGTACATAGACTCATTTGATTTGTCAACCTCTTGATTAGCAAATTCTTCTTTACTAATCGAGTGTTTTCTTTTTTCTTTTGGAACGACTTTATATCCAAGTTGTTCTGCATTATCTTTTGTCTTTTCCTTAAAATCTTCGGGACTTGCAGAAAATGCTCTTGGTGTATCATATCCAGCAACCATACCAGTTACACTAGTTTCTTGGACTTCACCCTTAAACTTTTTGTATGATTCAGACATTTTAAGTTTTTTTATGAATGATTCTACGTTCATATTTATTACCTAATTAGTTGATTACGAATTAAAGCATATACTATTCCAGAGTCAACCTTTACACTAGAAAGAGAAAGTTCAATTATACCAGCACCATTTGCGCTACTTGTTGCAAGTGTTGCCAATGGAATGGTTCCTCCGTTTGAAAGAGAAGCAGTACCAACTGTACCAGCTGGAACTATAATACCACCAACTCCGTAATTAGAACTCGTAAAATTAGTTACACCTGAACCACAAGATATTGATTGTAAGAATTTACCAGGATGTCCTTTTCTTTCAAATTCATTTCTAGCATCTGACCCGTAGTTATAAGGTTGTATTTCATTAGCTGACATTAGTTACTCCATTTATAAGTCATTAACCAAATCGTAATATCTCATTAAAGCCGAGATATGATTCTCGTCTACATTCTTAATTGTATCATATGAATCAAGAAGAGAAATAACTTCGGATAATTTAATTTTCAAGGCTTTGTCACTTATCTTTTTTGTTTTTTGTTCCAAAATCGATTTTACTCGTTTTGATTCTTTCTGTAAAAATGACTTTAGATTATTTGTATTACTTACATTTTCTATATATTCTCGGAGGACTGTTTTTTGTTCTTGTGAAAGATTTCCGTACTTTTGATTGAACTTCTCAACTAGAATTTTATAAGACATAAGACGAATTTCTTTCGGTTCTTTGTATATAGAATTCATTTCTTCAACCAATGGTTTTTTAGAATCACCAGTCATATTTTCGATAATCGTGAATTTAGAACGGATAATTTCTGAAGGATTGTCTAATTCAGAATATTCGAAAATTTTATAGATAGATGCGAGCAATTTATAGTTTTGAACTTTTGTTTGGAAAAATGAATCAATATCAAACTTTTCAGATATTGTCTTAATAAGATTATATTTTTCCTCACGTAATTTTGGTTTGTTTATTTTAGTTCTAGCCTTTAATACTGCTTCAATAAGCATAGTTGATTTAGCTTCTGATGACAATCTTTCTTCGGATAACGTTTTGTAGAAACCATATTCTTTGAATAACTCCGTATTCTTATTAAAGAAGTTCTTCAATATTTGTGTAGCAACGGATTCATTGCCAGATATGATTTCAGATGTTATTTGTCTTGTCAATAGTTCAAATAACATACCGGTATTTTTGTATTTTGAATGTTTAATTTTTTTCATTTATGTTACCCGTAAAATAAATCCTTCATAAGATAAATATGAATTTAATTTAGATTTCTTCCAATAAATTATTCTCGTCAAGAATACCAGAATCTTCAATCTTTTTATCTGAAGAAGGTTTAAGACTTTCAGAAATAACTGATTTTGATTTAACTTTTATAACACCCATACTCTTAATAACATCATTCAATTCGCGAGTCATTTTTGAGTCAAAAGACTTTGATTCTAATGAAAGAGCAGATCCCTTTTTATAATTATGAGATGGTTTAAGGTTTACATCAAGTGCAGATGAAACACTCTTTTTACCAATAGGATCTCTTCCAAATGGACTTGCATCAGTACCATACGTTGAACCATGTTCAGGTGGTCTACCAGCACCGGGCCATCCACCTTCAGGTACTTCTACATCATTAATTTGTTGTTGTCTTCTACCACCATAAATATTCAAGGCGGCTAAATCGTGTGGTGTACCATATGATTCTTTTGTAACCATAGGGTCATTACCTTCACTTTCAATTTGTTTCTGACGGAATTGAAGTTTAATGTCTTCGATAATTTCGTTCTTTTCAAAATCAGATTCATCTTTACTCATATTGAAAATATTTGAGTAAATATAATCAAGTGACATCAATCTCTTTTCCATCAGTGAACCAGCAAGGTCTACCTTTTCTTTCATCAGAGCTATCTTTTCTTGTTCGTAAACAATAGAAGGACCAGTTAATGACAATTCAAAGTTTACAAGTTCAGAGTTTTCATAACCCTGTGAATAAAGGTGTACAATCGCAATCTTTGTTAATTCTGAAACAACAATACGTTGAATACGTTCGATTGTTCTTGCAAATCGAATATCGAGTGTAGCAAGAGTTGCCTTACCTTCAAGTGATTCATCAAATCCAAGATATGCCTTTGGAACTTTAAGAGCAGCAAATATCTTACTCTTTAGATATTCAACGTCTTCAATTGCTTGATACTGAAGACCTGGAAGTGTTTCGATTGAAGTTCCAGCTTGACCACCACGAACAGGAAGATAAAAATCTTCCAAGATATTTTGCATATTATAACGAAGATTATAATCACCAGTTTGTTCATTCACCACAGGTGTTTTCTTCATTTGATTGATGATATTCTGCATATATTGGTCAACTTCCGCAGGTGGGATATTACCAATATCAACTTTAAATATTCTCTTTTCGGGAGCTCTCATGATACGGTGAATCAACATAGCGTCTTCCATAAGAACAAGTTGCTTGTAAAGTTTACGAGCACCTTCTAACATTGACTTACCATATGGAAGATAATTTGTATCACCTAAAAGACGGAAGTGAGCAATCTCATAGTTCTGAAATTCGCCCTTCCCAAGTGGTCCTTCATAGATAAACTTGGTCATGTAGATATGTTCTGGGTCTGTTCCTTCATCACGTTGCATTTCATACGGTGAAAGTGGAACCACGTTGGTGACACCAAGACCATCTTTAACATCCAAGTAAAGATAGTTATCACCATACTTACAAAGATTACGAATCCACGGCCACAAATTATATTCAATATTTAGAACATCATAAAATAAGTTTTGAAGAATTTTACGGATGTTATCATTATCAGTTCTAATTGTTAGAACGTCACCTGTATCATTTTTCAACGTACTTTCATCAGCATAGATGTCAAGTGCCGAACAAATGATGGCATCGGTGTCCATCGCCTCATAGTCTGTATAAAGGTCAATCTTTGTAGCAGAGAATGAGTTGTATTGATTATAAACAGAAATAGGAGTTCCACGAGTTCCGTGTAATCTACCATATCTATCAATCACTTTCGATGTGTGTGGATTACCATCAGCTTGATAACGAGCAGTATCAACTACACGTAACTTCTTTCCACCAACGTTTCTTACGACTACGTTAGTTGAAAAAAGAGTTTTTAATCTATCAAAAAGTGATTTCTTTTCAGCCATGTTACACCTATTTAATTATTTTAGTCCATATACATAAATATGTTGGATTCTTTTATAACGTTAAATTTAAAGAAGCCATGTTAAATCTTCGTTTTTCTCACCGATTTTTTGTTCCCAACCAGCATCCAATTTTGAATTTCTCATGTTTGCAGTGTTGAATATACTTGTAGATTTTTTCATATAATCTAATGTCATTTTTGTTCGAGCTAAACCGTCTTGACGTAATTTAAGTGCGGTATCTCTAACCCAAAGTCCCATAGCAAATGACATAACCAAGTCGTCATTATATCCTGTTTGAGCCTCAGCTCTACCACCTGACCATATAAATACGAACATTTCTTCTGCTAGACGATTTGATTTTATAACAGGGGCTCTTTCTCTGAAGTACGTCTCATACTTTGATACCACGAGTGGTCTTGTCTTTGATGTCATTGAGAATCCCGGCACCATCTGTGACTTATCTTTAAGGTCATAACCTTTCGGTATATGAACAGATGGATCTGTATATCCATCTTCTTTATATGTGTAATAAAGATTTGGATAGCCACGGTCAATTATTTGTTGAATTACCGCCCATCCGATATTTGCGTTTTCAACTACAAGAAGAGCATCATTATATTCAGTTGCAAGAGATACAAGAAGATTACCATAAGACTTTGTATCTAACTTACCTTGATACTCTGCAACTTGTTCTATGTTTTCTATATCCATAACGTGAAATGCAGAATAGTCTTTACCATCACCACGAGCAACGTCAGCACATATCATATATGACTTATTAGGGTCGGGGTCGTCCCATATCCAAAGGGCACCTTCAGCACCTCTCTTTTCTCTTGGTTCACAAATATATGTCTTTTGATACCAGTCGATTGTATTACCGTCAACAACAGATTGACCCGATGAAAGGAAGTCACCGTCACACTCTTGAGCAGCAAGTGCTGGACCAAGAATGATGTCTTGTTGGTCTCTCCAAGCTTGGTCGCGTTCAGGGTGAACCGTCCAGTGAAGGAAGATTGGATTGAAGGCACTCTTACCTGTCTTTGCATTAACCCACTGTTTATGATAGAAATTACCAACCCCGTTAGGAGTCGAGTTTATAATTGCAGAACCGCCAGTGTTGATTGTAGACTGTGCAGAAGCCCAAATTTCCTCGATGTTATCAATGAAGGCTCCCTCGTCAATAATAAGAAGAGATAGAGCTTCCGAACGAGCAGCATCTGCCGCGGCAGAAACAGCTTTTATCTGTGAACCGTTCTTGAAACGAAGTGAGAGTTTGTTATCTTCCACTACAGAGGTCTTCAACCACGATGGAAGATTATCGTACATAACTCTAACCTTCGTTACGAGATTCTTCGCAGTTTCTTGTTTAGTTGCAATAACGAGAATGTTTTGGTCTGTTTGAAACAACATCAACCAAAGAGAATAACCAGCAATAAGAGTTGAGATACCTAACTGACGAGACTTCAAACAAATGTTATATCTGTGGTCTTGGAAATCACGAAGCACATCTTCCTGAAAGTTCCATAATTCGAACAGAATCTTACCACGAACGGGGTGTTGAATCTTGGCGTACTTTTTCATAAAGTATACCGGATTAGCAGCACACTTTACATACTCTTCTTTAATTATATCACGTAACGTTTTGTTTTGTTGAATCATTACAATATCACGCCCAAAATGATTGTTGCAACCGTTGCACCACCACCGAACCACAGCCACTTATTATCATACCACTTTGGCATCATAATATCAATAGTCTCGCGGAGTTTCTTATTTTCCTGTTCCATCAAATTGATTACAGTCTGACGGTTTTCTAATTGACTTTCGTAAACAAGTGCTCGTTGTTTTTGTGTACTAACGAGGGTGTCTTGTGCAATGATTATATCTTTTTGCCAACGAATAGTATCTTTTAATAATTGGATTTTGTTAGCAAGAGTAAGTATGTTACTTTTTGGCAAACAAACTACTGAATCTTGTGATTGTCCATTTGATGTAATAACTGCAAGCAGAAATAAAATTGGTAATATCCATTTCATATCACTCCTCGATAAACTCTTCTAAAAATTTTACCGCCGAATCTGAATGATTGATTGGTGGTGTTTTGTATTTTATAAATGTTTGTTTTACTATCTTTACCGTTTCTTCTTGATGGGTAACGGCAGAATCTAATAATTGTGCAACTACAAGAATACTGTCATACTTTTGATGATACTTGTTTACTTCTGCACGAAGTGAATCAGCAATTCTCATATTCTCGGTTACTCGGTCATCTACCATCATAGAAGAATAAATAGCCATACCAACACCACCGATGGCGATTACTGGTATTAGGATATTCATAATAATATTCTTTATCATTTACTTACTCGGATTTGTTGATACAAATTTCGCTTTACCACGTCTGGTTGAACCATACTTTCTTTTACGTGTTACCGCACTTTTCTTTTGTTTAGAAGACATACTAGATGCACGTCCTGCTGGTACACATTTTGGATAAGCACGTTTACCACCCTTTCTCGATTTAGAACCAGCGGAGGCACCACATGGAGGATGACCACCTGATTTTGTTTTTCGAGAAATATCTACCCATTTTTCTTTGAACCACTTACGAAGACCACCAGAAGGTTTCTTTCCTTCCATGAGGTAACTCTTCACGTATTCGCGAATAATTAAACGGGTAATATGTTCTTGACACGGTGTCATAGAAATAAATATAAGATTACTTCAAACTCTTGAATTTTTTGTTTTTATCCAATGGATAAAATTTTTCAACTCCAAATCTTAATGTTGGGTCATCTCTATTATCTCTAATTAAGAAATATACATTTTTTAATTCAGATGGCAAAATTCCCTTATACCACTTATTTACATAAAATTGAAGTCCTTCATTTAAAACCTGTCCTAATCTGTACTGATATGGTGCCTTCATTAGTTCTATACCTCTCAATCGTGGAGAAGTAATATTACTACCATTATATATGGAATCAGTTGTTTCTATCGTATCTCTAAATGTATATCCTGTAACAGATGAGATGGTTATAGGTAGATTAGATTGAGACCCACCAAGTCTTCTATCAAACGCAAGATTACTTAATGTTACAGTTATTGCAAATTGATATTCGTCACTTCCATTTTGTTTTTTAACAACTGATTCATGTAAATCAACTGTTATATCCATTAGAGCAAGATTTTTTCTATCTAAATCAATAGTCAAACCAAATGAATTATTATCATTGAATACAGATTGTGTTTCAATTTCAAATGCTTTTGCAACATCTTCTTGAACAGAACCATAACTAGGTTTATTAGATGTTCCAGTACCAGTTCCTGTTCCAGTACCAGTACCAGTTCCTGTGCCTGTTCCAGTACCAGTTCCAGTGCCTGTTCCGGTGCCTGTTCCGGTGCCTGTTCCTGTTCCAGTTCCAGTTCCGGTTCCAGTACCAGTTCCTGTTCCAGTGCCCGTTCCGGTTCCTGTTCCAGTACCAGTTCCTGTTCCGGTTCCAGTACCAGTTCCGGTTCCAACATTAACTTTACCCGGTTCATCCTTATTTAAGATTCCATCACCATCAATATCATCATCTTTATCGTTCGGAGTACCGTCGCCATCAATATCATCATCCAAATAATCAGGTGTACCATCACCATCTGTATCTTGATTTTTTAAAATATCTGGAATCTTTATTCCTAAGTCTGGGAGACTCAATACTGCGAACCAAGGCAAAACCAAAGGAAGTGGTGATGGAACGGCAGGAACTAGTCCACTGTAAATACCTGCTATTGTTAATTGATGTTTTACGAGTGCATTGATAAAATCGGATAGTGCCTGTTCGGAGTCTTTCTTTTTTAAACCATCTTGTAATTCTTTATCCAAAGGTTTTGGTGATCCAGGAAAAAGAACTTGACATCCCGTTGTTGGTGCAAACATAGGAGGTAACGGTGGTAAAGGTGTAAAAGTAGAATTCAACCAATAAAGACAAAAACCAAGAGCCATCAATGTGAATCCTGGTTCTACTTTATCTTTATCCGAACTAATTGATACAATTCTTAAATTAACTTCTAATCCAAGTTGAATGAAACTTTTAAGAGTATCTTTATCACCCTTCAATAACTTTGCACCGAAGAATGGACCACTGCTTCCAATGTTTGCTAAATCATATGCCGTTGCTATTTTATCAGCAGCATCGGCAGAATCTTTTATTGATTTTGATTCAATGTAAGGTCTAAGATATGTTTTGAGTATTTGTGCATTCATTATTAAGTTTTGTCTATTGCACCTTTACCAGACTTTGGCCAACCAAATCTACAGCTCCAATAACGAGGTGTTGTTCTATCTTTTGCGGTGTGACATTTGTGTCTTGCTCTAAACGATTTTCTACGTTGAGCATTTGACTTTTTAATTCTCATTGTTTTTGTTCCACCCGAACCCTTATGACCAAAGTTTACTTTTACAACATTACCGTTTGGTTTTTTTACATATACCGAGAATTTCTTTGGACCACCGGGTGTTCTGAATGGTTTACCTAAAGATACTTTGCGTCCACGATATTCAGCTTCACCGAGAACTTCTGTTTCTGATTCTTGAAGACCAAAATGAAGTTCTACAATTCTACCACACCCATTTGTTGTATATCCTTCGAGACGATAAACTGGGTTATTAATTGTGACCGATTCATTACGATAACCACCACCGGCAGCTTTGTATGCTTTAACAAGTGCGGCCGAGGCATACGCACTCGGCCACACCTTAAATTTCTTCTTTATACGTGACTTTACTCTACTGTAAAGAGATTTATTAGTAGGAACGGCACGTTCTATTACAATAGATTTTGACATAGTTATTGTCCCTTACGTGAAAACTTCTCTGCGGTTGCAACACCGAGACCAACAATGATAATATACATCAAACCTTCAAAGATAAACTCTGTGATTTGAAATCCCCAAAAAAGATTTGCACCCCATGTAACTAACATGGCAAGTACACATAAAAACGTAACAACTCTTTTTGATGAGACCGAGCCATCAATATCTGAAATCATTGACGCTAGACCCGATTTTAGTTGTTCAATCACTATTGTTCTCCAATTTTTGAATAAAATCCTGACGAAACTTTTCGAATTCTTCTTCTATCTTTTGTAAAAGTTCTTCTTTTGTTTTACCAGTGCTCCATTTTTCAGAATCACCAAACGAATTTGCAAATTCTAATTTTGATAATTCTTCTGCAATCAAATTCTTGTCTTTTTCCGCTTCTGCCAACCATGCCAAGGCATTTTCTTTCATTTTTTCTCGTTCGTATTCATCCCATCTACCTTCTAACCTAATTTTATGTTCCATATCAATTACACAATCAAAACACATACCATGAATCATTTTCATTTTTTCATCCATGTTTTTTGGCATGGTACAGGTACAAGTTTCTTTTGGACAGTTTGGGAAAGAATTTAAATACTGGTGAAGTTCTTGTTGCCACTCTTTTCCGAGTTTTATAGAATATCCTTCTTTTTGTTCCCATTCATTTCCATCAGCATCCTTCCATCTATCTCCAACTTTTCTTGTTATTTTTTCTTCAACTTCACCATCATATCCAACCTGAATAGAAGTTTGCGAAGTATGTTGTCCTTTTAAAAGTTGTTTGACATCATCTACACTGTCAATTTTTACCATATACCACCATCGAATAAATGAAACTATTTACTATAATTATGTTTTGAATCTGAAATAATTCAGAAGTTGATTGATTGGAGCAAATACACCTGTTAATTTGTATGTTTTTCCATTAAATGTGAAGACAATACCTTCGAGTGGAGCTATGGCATTTATACCACCAGCACCTTCTATTCTTTTCAATTGTTTTTTCAAAACTTCTATGTCTTCTAATTTATTAGAGTTTGATAGAGTTTGAATTGCCCGTTCCACATCAGCTTTTATTTTGTTTGATGTTTTTGTTGGGTCTAGTGACATTACATTCTTTACATTCTTTAAAACCTCTGCACCAAATTCTAAAACAAGTAATTCAAAAGGAAGAACATTTAATTGCATCTGTTCACCAACTTTTGTTTTATCAACGTTTTTAGCCCAAGTTAAAAGGTTTTTATCGGGAATATTTGAACTATTCAATGCAAATGATTTATCACCAAAAGCCCATCGGTTTCTAAGACTTTCCAAAGTTTTTTTGTCAATATTTAAACCAGCTTCTTTTGTATTCGTCTTTATATATTTTTCCCACCAACGTTGGTGCCATACACCAATGGTATCGGTATCTAAACATTTCATCTTTTTCTGTAAGGTTTCAAGTTTTCCGATGAAGTAAGATAATCTTTGATTAAAGTTCTTTGTTTTATTCACAATTATAGTTTTTGGTTTTGTTATACTGAATGTTTCTTGTGAGTTTGCGTTCACTTGTTTTATCATTCCAGCTAAAATCCGTGCATATTCAGGATAATCTTCTATTTTTTCACCCTTATCATTATACAAAGAAACTCCATGAAAAACAATATAAGCACCATCATAATTTATTATGTTCTCACTTTTCGGGTACATAACTTCAAGATTCATCCAAGCTTTACCACCTTTAAAAATCTTCTCTTGTTGTTTTGGTGTTAAACTTTGAATCGCCTTTTCCAAATCAGAGAACGCAAATGTAAATGCCTCTTCAATAGAACCACGACCACTAAACTTTGTCTTAATAGACGAATAATCCATTCCACCATTCTTGATGTCTGATTTATTTCTAGCGGCATAAAGTTTACCCTCTCTAAAAGATACAAACAAATTTTGTCCATCTAATTTTTCGGTTGGATTTCCTTCTACTGTTATTTTGCCCGAAAGTCCAAGTCTGAACATTTGTTTCATATCACCAAATGTAAGACCGAAATCTTCAAACGGATGGGTCATGTGACCTGCCGCTCCACCTTCTTTTAAAAGTGGTCGGTCATCTTTAGCGACTTCTGCAAATACTTCATTCCAAAATTCTCTACGAACTATTGATAGTGGTTCCGACTTTGGTTCATCGGCTTCGGGAAGAAGATTTATACCAAACTTATCTGCCAATTTTACAATAACTGGAATCAATAACATAGTTCCAGGAATTGGTATAGCTGCTATAGAACCAAGTCCTAACATTTTTGCATTATCTTTCATTTGTTTTGCAAAAATACGTTTTTCTTGGTCTGAAATTTTGCCACCTGTTTTTACATATTTACGGATAATAGGTAATAAGTCTTTCGTATCTCCGTATTCTTTTTGAAGAACATCGAGAAAAATACCAAACTGTTCTTGTGACATATTCAACATTACTCGCATCCAATCACCAAGTTCTTCTTTAATAGGACTGCGGTTCGTATTCATTTTACGAACAACCAAGTTAAAAATACCAGCGTCAAACCATCCCATTATTTGTTTAAATCTATACTTTAATTCTGATAGTTTAGCTTCTCTATCACCAAGTGCCTTACGAATATTTGTCCCTGACATTTCACCAAACGATGGTATGTTGTATGAAACGTGTGGTGCATAAACATAATATGTATAAGGTTCTTCTAGATTTTTAGCTGGAATATATGTTGTTTTATTAAATGCCATTAGTCGTTTAAATCCACGAAGCCGTCCTTTATCTTTTTCACCAATCATATAAACTATGGTTGTTTCTTTTGGATCAAGGCCGGTTACTTCAAAAAATTGAAGAGGACTATACGGATTTGTTACTTTTATAATTTGACTTTCAGGTATTCCATGTTTTAACATTATTCGTTTCTTCTCTTCGAAATTAAACGGAGATTTTTGAGGCTCTGTTTTATCAGAAGTAACAATATATGTATTTTGGTCACCAAATTGTTTTGATAACCATTTAAATGATTCTTTATGATGAAGACCCATTGGTTGGAAACGACCAGGATATATGGCTACAAGATTACCTTTATCACTGTCATCTTCATTGAAGATTTGGAGTCTTATTTCTTTTAATATACTTTCGACGAGTTTACTCATTTATCACTCCGTTCTCATCTGGTGGTGTTATTAATCTATATGTTGGATCATCCATAGATGGTTTTTCAGGCCATATTACCATATCAGGTGATTCATAATTTGTTATATCACGTAATGCCTGACGGTATGTTGTCCATTCTAATTTCTTTTCATCTGACATTGGTACATCTGAAAGTTGTGTCCAATCACATTCTTGAAGATAAATTGCTCGTTGAGCACGAATGTTAATCCATTTCTGGTTGATTAAATCTTGTATTTCCGATTCTGTTTTTGTTGCAACAGTTTGATACTCAACTACTTCGGTTTCTTCTATTACAAAATAAGAACCGGTTACTTTATCGTTTTCACCTAAAGTTGCTTCAACAAAACGATGAGGATACCAACCATATGATTTAAGAGTATCATTGTCCAATACATTAAAGTTGGAAATATTCTTCCAATTTATTGGTAACATCACCGGACCTTCTATTACTTGTCCATCTTGGACATAAACGTATCTCATATTTACTCCATTGTACTAATAAATATAAATATGAAATTAGATAGAAAACGAATCCCAAAGTTGTTTCCAATCTAAATAAGGGTCTTTTTGTGTTTCATAAGCCATGTGAAGAGCTACCGATGGAATTGGAGTAAATAGAGTTACTTCTTCTCTCCATATTTTATTTATCATTGTTGATTCATTAACATGATTCATCTCACCCCAAAGAGTTCCATACTCCGTTGCCATGGTGTAAAATACGTGCCATCTTGCTCTAACTATCTCTGGATTACAAAGGAAGGTGAACGTGGTATGTAAATTTGTTCTCCAATGACGGTTTTTACCATAAACAATACGGCAAGGTTCTATCCAAACTGGAAGATAATTATCAGGGTCGTCAAATGGATGAATAGAGATTTCTCTACCCAAGTTTTCTTTGAACTTATAATAGGAGTCAACCATTTCATCTATGGCAGTTGGAAAGTGAAGGTAATCGTCTTCCACAAAGTAAACTAAATCAGCATCCGAATCTCTACCACGTTCAAATTGAGCCAAACCACTTCCTTGCCAACCTTCAGATTCTAACGGTATGTAATTGTAAGGATGTTTTGCCCCTTTAAAAATATGATGGAGTTCTTCTATTGTTTGTTCTGAAGAATGGTCGTCGTACCACCAATATGTTATATCATGTTCCGAGTTGTTGCAAGTTTCTACCAAAGATTTTACACATTTCTTTACCACCGTTGTTTTATTTGCTTTACAATAACGTGGGTCTTTTGATACGTGAATTTCCCTCTTATCGTGGGTTCGTAAGATTACATCTAATTTAATCATTCTTTTTCCCATACCGTCAGTTTTTTATCGTATCTGTTTATGTAATCATACCGACCAATAAACTTAAATTTCTTACTTACTTCTTCTTCGATATTGATACCATCGTCATTCCAAATGATATTACGAGTTTCGTCAATACCACTCGGAACAAATCTCTTTTCTTCGTTCATCAAAACAAACTTACCACCTTTGTTCAGAATCGAATGGATAAACTCAATATCTTGGATTGGATGTTCACTGTGTTGTAATACAAACAAAGCCATAACAAGGTCGTATTTCATATCTTCCGTCGGTACAAATCCTTTTGAATATACCACTGGTGTAAATATTCTACTTAACACAAATTCGTTTGCCCACCCCAACATAGGTTCACTAATATCAAACCCCGTCACGGGACAGCCAAGTCGTTGTATGAGTGCTTTACTCATACGACCAACACCACAACCAAAATCTGCAACCTTTGAGTAATTATTCGCAAGATTTTCGTTTAACAGAAAGTCCAATAGAAACATCGTTTCCTTTGTAAACTTTTGTGGCACTCGACCATCTGGAGTAAGACAAATATCCTTTGCGTGTTCTAAACTTTTAGGATAAAATGCTTCCTTTAAGTACGTCATATTATTCACCCTTGTGTTCTTCTGCTAACTTTGTAAGGTCTTCTCTAATCTGTTGGAATGGAACATCCCATTCACCGTACTTTACTTGACGGTATAACTTTACTGAATCATACCAACGTGAACCATCACCAGGAACTGCCCATGTATAGTAAGGCATAATCGGAGTTAGAACCCAAGTTGGCTTACCCATTGATGCAGCAAGGTGTGCAGTTGCGGTACACGAACTAATGATGATGTCACAATCTGCCATGATATTTGCAGTATCTTCCCATGATTTCATTTGTTCTCTCATATCACCAAATGGCAAACCGTCAACAAGATTCTCATCACGTTGAAGTGAATAGAATGTTGTATTTGGAATATCGTGAAGGTCAATCATAAGATTTGGGTCAAATCTACGATGTTGTTCATCTTCAAAGTCAGGAGAACCAGACCAACGAACACCAACCTTTAGAGAACCTTTCTTTGCGAAAAGTGTTCTTGGTTCTTTTGGTTTTAGAAATGGTGAACCATCGAGTTCTTCATATTCCATGTCCAAGATAAATGCCGCTGACATAGCTGGAACCCAATAATCATAATGGACACCAAGTGCAACTTCGTTATCAATACAAATGTACCCATGACGAGAAAATATTTCTTTTAATTCTGGTGCACAAGAAACAAGGACTCTTGCGCCCTTTTCTACAAAATATTTTGCAAAACGAAAGTTAAGAATTTGGTCTCCATAACCACCTTCACATCTGAAAAGAAGTGTTTTTCCTTCGAGTGGTTCATCCTTCCAAATTTTTCCTGGAAGTGGTGGTAATCCAAATACGTCGATATACCGACCGTAGTTAAAGTGTTCCATTGCCTTTTTGAGATTACCATGTCTCATTTCGTGCCAACCAAGATTGAAAAGAACTCGAAGGTCATCTTGTGGTTGAGAACGTAAAATATCTTCACTAATTTCAGGATGACCGTTAATGCTGGCTTGGAGTGCAATATCAAGTGGGTGCATTTGACCTGGTACTATTTTATCTGCTCGGTTTTTCATCTACACAACCTTTTATCTTAAACATAACATTTTTATTACTATAACTATGGAATGGTATGAATATAGTAATTTTTCTTTTAAATACCAAGTAGATTATTCTTCACGAATAGCAACGGTATGGGATGAACCACCAGATACTTGTTTCCATTTAGAATATGTACCGATTTTAACAGGACCAGAACGAGAAAGTACAGTTGCATCTCCAAGTTGACCAGACGACCCTGCATGTGTACCCCATGCCCAAAGAGTTCCGTCTGAACGTATTGCCATTGTATTTGAATTTCCGGCGTAAACCGATGACCATTGGTCTTCACCAATTTGAACAGGTGATGAACGAGAAACAACTCCTGTAAATCCTCTTCCAAGTTCACCGGAACTATCAGAACCCCATACACGTAAACTCCCGTCTGTTTTTATAGATATTGAATTAGCTCCGCCAGCAGAAAAAATTGACCAATTTGTAAGTGTTCCTATTTGAACAGGTGAACTTCTATTTATCAAAGTACCATCACCAATTTGTCCACCACTATTAGATCCCCATCCCCAGAGTGTTCCATCGGTTTTTATTGCCAAAGTATAGGTACCACCAGTACCACCTCCAGCTGAAACTCTTAGCCAGTTTGTAAGTGTTCCTATTTGAACAGGTGAAGACCTAGAAATTACAGTCCCGTCGCCTAGTTGACCACTAGTATTAAATCCCCATCCCCAAAGTGTTCCAGTTGTTTTTACTGCCAAGGTATGATTACCACCAGCGGAAATGTTTGACCAGTTTGTGTCAGTTCCGATTTGAACTGGAGATGAGTATGATAATGTGTTATTTTGACCAAGTTGACCCGAATTCCCAATACCCCACGCCCACAGAGTTCCATTTGTTTTTATGGCCAATGAGTGATTACTACAAGAAACAGATGACCAGTCTGTATCAGTTCCAATTTGAACAGGAAAACTACTATCAGTAGTAGTACCGTTACCCAATCTACCATTTACATTATTTCCCCAAGACCAAAGTTGACCATTTGTTTTTATTGCCAAGGAATGATTAGTACCAGCAAAAGCAGATGACCAGTCGTTTTGGTTGTTTCCAATTTGAACAGGTGAACTTCTATTGGTGAATGTGTAATCTCCTAGTTGAGCAGTTGCATTTTGTCCCCATCCCCAAATTGTTCCATCTGTTTTTATGGCTATTGTATGTGCAAAAGCCGAAGAAACAGATGACCAATTTGTAAGAGTTCCAATTTGAACGGGTGAACTTCTATTACTGGTGGTGCCATCGCCTAATCGGCCGGAGGTGTTACTTCCCCAAGACCAAAGTGTTCCATTTGTTTTTATACCGACCATAAAGGTTGTACCAGCTGCAACTCTTGACCAGTTCGTCCCTCTATCAATATTCCATGATGGAGTAGTTGCTTGTAATCCTAACTGACCACTCGTTCCAAAACCCCATGACCAAAGGGTTCCATTTGTTTTTATTGACATCGTGTGACCACCAAACCCACCAGCAACAGATGACCAGTCTGTATCTGTTCCAATTTGAACAGGGGAAGACCTATTAGTTACATTTCCAATTCCAATTTGACCAGATGTATTTATACCCCATCCCCATAGAGTTCCATCAGTTTTTACTGCCATTGAATATGAGCTACCAGCGGAAATGTTTGACCAGTTTGTGTCAGTTCCGATTTGAACAGGTGAAGACCTATTAGTGGTAGTACCGTCACCGAGTTGACCACTGTTATTTAATCCCCATGCCCAAAGTTGACCATTTGTTTTTATAGCCACTGTGTGTGATACACCATGTCCTGAACCCAATTTTGACCAGTTTGTAAGTGTTCCTATTTGAACAGGTGAAGACCTAGAAATTACAGTCCCGTCGCCAAGTTGACCACTGTCATTTAATCCCCATCCCCAAAGTGTTCCATCAGTTTTTATTGCCATCACGTATGATGTATTGGCAGAGACTTTTGACCAATTTGTAAGGGTACCTATTTGAATGGGTGAAGACCTTGAGATAACAGTACCGTCACCAAGTTGACCAGCCGGATTATCGCCCCATGCCCAAAGTGTTCCATCTGTTTTTATGGCGGAGGTATAAAGATTTCCAACAGAACCAGATGCCCAATTTGTAAGATTACCAATTTGAACAGGTGAGGAACGTTGCATTGTATATCCAAGTTGTCCTGATGATGCAAGTCCCCAAGCGTATAGTGTTCCGTCTGTTTTTACTGATAAATTATGATTGGAACCAGCAGAAATTATTGACCAATTTGTAAGTGTTCCTATTTGAACGGGTGAACTTCTATTACTGGTGGTGCCATCGCCTAATCGGCCGGAGGTGTTACTTCCCCAAGACCAAAGTGTTCCATCTGTTTTTACTGATAAATTATGATTGGAATCGCGAGCAGCAGAAATTATTGACCAATTTGTAAGTGTTCCTATTTGAACGGGTGAACTTCTATTTATAGTATTACCGGTGCCTAATTGACCAGATGATCCTACTCCCCATGCCCAAAGTGTTCCATTTGTTTTTACTGCCAAGGAATGATTACTACCAGCGGAAACTTTTGACCACCCACCACTTATTAGAATGGGTGATGACTTAGACACTATGGTGTTATCACCTAATTGACCAGATGTACCAAGTCCCCATGTCCAAATATTTCCACTTGTTGATATGGCCATCGAATGATTAGAACCAGGAGAAATTATTGACCAGTTTGTTAGAGTTCCGATTTGAACGGGTGAACTTCTACTTAGTGCGGCACCATCACCTAATTGACCAAATGTTCCTGCTCCCCATGCCCAAAGTGTTCCGTCTGTTTTTATAGCCAAAGAGTGCGCCCCTCCTGTTGAAATCTGTGACCAATTTGTTAGGGTTCCAATTTGAACAGGAGAACTTCTATCTATGACAGTACCATCACCTAATTGTCCGTTTGTATTAACACCCCATGACCAAAGTGTTCCATCTGTTTTTATTGCATTACTGCACAAGGAACCGGCAGAAACAGATGCCCAGTTTGTTAGAGTTCCAATTTGAACAGGAGAACTTCGATTTATAACACTACGGTCACCTATTTGACCATTCGAGTTACCACCCCATCCCCATAGAGTTCCATCCGATTTTATTGCAATCGTATGTGAGCCACCACCACTCCCACTCACCCATGTTGTTCCAGCATCTACCGGATATGGAACGTAAGTAAGTATATCATTATCCGTTTGACCAAGAGTACCGTCACCCCAACCCCAAATTGAATATTGTATAACTGGTGCCGCCGGTGTCTTTGTTTTCTGTACTACTATGTTTTTAATAAAAGGCATAACTTATAAATTCTGACCTCCGTTAAATCCATACCAAGTTGTACCACCGTCTATCGTTACAAATGAAAATATATCATCTTTACCGTTTGTTGAAGTAAGTGTTGGTGCAGTTCCACCTGGCCATAAAATACTTGCACCCCATGTGACTGAACGAGGTGTTCCATCAGCAATAAATATCAATATAAAAGCACTTGCACCGATTGTTTGAGTATTTGATATTGTCAAGGTAGTTACATTTGCATTTAAATTGACGTAAAAAATACCAGCGGCACTCAAATCTAATGTGAGTGTACCATCACTAATTGCAGCACTCGCACTTACTTCTGAAAGGTTTCTTACGCCGTATGAATCTCTTGACCAATTTGACATTATGTTACTCCTTATCCACTAACTTGAACGATATGGGTTACCGCATTCCAATAAATTGTTTTTGCAGCTTCACCTGTTACTCGTAAGACTAATCTACTACCAAGAGCAACTGCTGTTGCGTTCCAAGCAACTGTATCTTCTATGGCGGTTTGATTGACAGCACCTACAAGTGCAACCGTTCCTGCATTATTATCAATAGCACCTTGTAACCAATAGGCCGCACTTTCATTATCAGCATCTTGTCTTCTTGCCACAATATACGAAGTAAACATCCAAGTTGTATCATTTGGAACAGCAAGGCCGGCCGGGTTATTCCAAACATTAAATTGAAGTGTTGTTTGGGTTCCGTCTGTTGTACTACCCGATGCATATACTCGATATTCTGGATAAGCACCTGTAAAGTCACCGAGTTGTGGTGTTGCTGCTATAAGTCCACCGTTGAATCCACCGATGACACCCGGTGCAAACATATGAGAACGAACAGAAGTTCCTGTATCTTTCAAGACTATTTCAGTCTGTCCCCATTCACTTCCATTTGTATGTGTTGTCCATACATAATCAAGGAAACCGACGGTTGTATTTTCTGTTGTACTTGTTTCTGATTCAAATTCAATACCAACACCGAGACTTTGTGTTGCAGTTCCGGTGGTGTTATTTATGATATTTAGATTTCGTACCGAGGCATTTGTAGTTGCAGTGCTAGATGAAACTGTAAGGATATTACCGGCAAATGTTAAATTTGCTGAAGCTGTTACAGCATTATTAGAACCGTCACTTATTGTTAGACGACTACCACTTGCATTATTTATTGTGTTGAATCCAGTTCCTGATGTTCCTGATGAACCAGCGGCTCCAGCAGCTCCAGATGAACCGGATGAACCAGAAGTTCCTGATGAACCAGTGGCTCCAGCAGCTCCAGATGAACCGGATGAACCAGAAGTTCCTGATGAACCAGCGGCTCCAGCAGCTCCAGATGAACCGGATGAACCAGAAGTTCCTGATGAACCAGCGGCTCCAGCAGCTCCAGATGAACCGGATGAACCAGAAGTTCCTGATGTTCCGGATGAACCACGAGTTCCAGATGTTCCTGATGATCCAGTTGAACCCGATGAACCAGCGGCTCCAGCGGCTCCAGCGGCTCCAGATGAACCGGATGAACCAGAAGTTCCTGATGAACCAGCGGCTCCAGCAGCTCCAGATGAACCGGATGAACCAGAAGTTCCTGATGTTCCGGATGAACCACGAGTTCCAGATGTTCCTGATGATCCAGTTGAACCCGATGAACCAGCGGCTCCAGCGGCTCCAGCGGCTCCAGATGAACCGGATGAACCAGAAGTTCCTGATGAACCAGCGGCACCAGCAGCTCCAGATGAACCGGATGAACCTGATGTTCCCGATGAACCAGCGGCTCCAGCGGCACCAGCAGCTCCAGATGAACCTGAAGAACCAGAAGTTCCAGATGAACCAGCAGCTCCAGATGAACCTGAAGAACCAGAAGTTCCAGATGAACCAGCAGCTCCAGATGAACCTGATGTCCCTGAAGAGCCCGATTGTCCTGATGTTCCCGATGAACCGGCTCCAGCAACCCATGTTGCTCCGTCAGAACGATAAAGGTTGTTATCACCTGTGTTGTAATATATTGCACCAAGAATTGGAGATGGTGCAGTTGCAGCTCTTGGAATTTGAAGAGAACCAGTTACAGATACCGAACCTGTAAATTGATGTGTGTCAGTTATAGTATCGCCAAATCTCGTTGAACCCGATGAAAAACTTTGTGTAAAGTAAGACACCGAAGATGAAACGATAAAAGTTTGTGCTATTAGATTACCTTGAACGGTAAGGTCTCCAGTTACAATTTCTGTTCCAGTTACCGTCATTGAACCAGTTACAAGAAGTGAACCAGTTGCACGATGTACGTCGGTTGATATATTACCAAGAGTAACTCCTGTGTTAGAAACTTGGAGTTCTACCGAGCTTCCGCTTGTTACGGTAAATGAACCGGTGACGTTTGAGTTTCCTTGTGAAAAGAAACCATTCTTAATTACAAATTCCGATGGCATACTATATCTTTTCCCTATCCAAGATTAGTGGTGTAGTTTTGTGTATAGATATAAATATAAGATACCGACGGAATTATGTTATACTTGTCTTCCTAATGTTGTTTGATATTTTTGCACTATTGTGTAGAGGTTGGTAGCTTCGGCATCGGTGAGGCCGTCGCCGATGGTGGCAAAGGCGCATCCGCAATCTGTGAAAGCATACGCTGCCGTGTCACTGCTATTAGATAGTGCGCCAAGAAATATTTTCGATGAAAAACCAGTAAGGTTGGACGTCGAAGCATCGCCTGTTGCCGTCGCGTGAGTCGTGGCGTTCTTGTAAACTTTGAGCGATGTGTTGCTTTCACGCGACCCAATCCAATGGCCCTTTTCATTCGTACTGAACGCCGTAGCCACCGTCGAGCTATTGAGATTGTAATGCAAAAGGGTCTCGCCCGGTAGAAGGTAGGCGAACATGTTTGAATTTTTAAACGCACCCATCAGGCCGTTTGACGTGTAGGTGATGTTTGAATCCGTCCGAGCATAATACGATATCGACATGAACCTTGTCGAGTAGTTATCGGCGATTCGCAGGAACGTATCTGCATACGCATTCGTCCCGTTAGGCAGCGCCCCAGTACTTGAATGAGTCCACCCACCACTAAATGTCAATCTAAATGCAGCATCCGCATCGCGTGGGTCTTTCAGATTCCATTTGTGAGTTGCTGCCGTTCCACCAACGAAGGGATAAATTGCCTTCATCTTTGACCATATACCGGCATTTTTCAGTTCCAACACAAGAGTGTCTATTGCAGATTGTTGTGTGGTATCTGTTATACCAGCGGTTCGTAGGAATAGAGAGGCATCGGGGTCTATTGCAATTCCACTCAAGTTGAATCTTTCACGAGTTGATTCGTAGTTTTGTAGGACTTCATCGGCGGATAGTGCTCGATTGTAGAGTTTTACAAACTGAAGACTGCCCGTGTAATACGAGGATGCGTTGTTATTACCGATTCTAAAATCATATCCACTAATAGTAAAATTGTTTGGTGTTTGTGAAGAAGTTGTTGTTGCTACTAAAACACCATTTACAAATAATCTTGCGCTTGCACTATCGTTTACACCAATAACGTGGTACACACCAGCCGAGGGTAGAGTGTATGCACACCCCCTATCTTTTGGATCTGGTGGGCCGGAGTTTGCACTGTCATCAGGACGAAGAAACATAGTTAGAACTTTACCGGTTCCACCTGTGTACAAATTACCGTTACTTATGCTAAAAGAAAATTGATTGAATGGTGAACCCGTATTTCTTTTCATAATTATTGGAACATTTGCTTTATCGTTGCCATCGTGATAAAATGAGACCTCAAGAGATAATGAATTTCCAGCTAATTGAAAATTAGTATCACCACAGGATATGTAGTCATTTGTACCGTCAAACACAAATGAACCACCATAAGATGACGTGTATGCAACTCCATTTACTAAACTGGCCGTACTTGTATTTCTTCCGAGATTTGTTGTGTTTGTCCCAGAGCCAGGATATGACTTTGTGTTTGCAGCATCCACATAAAATATCAACCCATTTGTAATCGTCTGTGTTGTTCCTGTTGCCATTCATTATACTCCGAGTTGTTAGACATTATACTTGTCTTCCTAATGTTGTTTGATATTTTTGGACTATTGTGTAGAGATTAGCAACATCGGCATCGGTGAGGCCGTCTCCTATAAACGCAAATCTAAAATCATTTTTTACCCAACCGTCTGGGTATGCGCCTGCGGAACTTAAATTTAAATTTCCAATATAGATATTTGCTGTTGGTAATGTGCCACCACTATTACCACTAACAAGAGATATACTATTTGAATATATAACACTAACAGTAGATGATTGTTTTGATGCAACAATAAATCCATTCATAGAGTTTGAATTATAGCTAAAAATATTACCATTCATACGAGCACTGTATGATGTATTTGATTTTCTTACTAAATACGCCTGACTTTCACTGTTATATGAACCCATATTTACTGGGTCTGCCGTTGTTTCCGAAACGTTTGTTCCTGTATAATATCCGAGAGAATTTGAATTCAAAGTGGAAACACTTGATGGTGCAAAATATGTATTCGAGAAACCATTCGTTCCATTTGGCAATGCACCATTAGAACTATGAGTCCAACCGCCACTAAATGTCAATCTAAATGCAGCATCTACATCTCTTGGGTCTTTTAGATTCCATTTATGACTTGCAGCAGTTCCACCTACGAACGGATAAATAGCTTTCATCTTTGACCATAGACCATTTGATTTCAAATCTTTTATAAGGTCAACGATGGCACCACGTTGAGTAGAACCTGTTATTTCAGATACTTGAATGAATAAACTTGCATCTGGGTCATTCATTTTACCCACATTACCTGACATATCTTACCCCACACCAAACGGATTTGGATTAGTCCATTCAGGTGTTGATAGTATCTCTAATATCTCACCATACGTGTATGGCCCTTCAGAACCAACGATTTCACTGATGAAAAGGGGTGTTTCCCCTTCCCACTTGATGAACGTTTTTGTTCCGTCAACTGAACGACGAACTGTATCAGGTGATGTTTCTAGGACTTGTGTAAAATCTACTTTACTCAATTCCGAGACGGGTATAATAAGGAATGTTCTTTCTTGCATTTAGTGTACCTCCGTTTTTATATTCCGAATGGTGATGGATATTCTTTTCGTTCGTAAGGAATAAGGTCAAGGTCTTTTACCCATAAGAAGGAAGGATTTGTACAATAAGCCATTTCTTCTACCGAGATAATCCAATTATCCCACTTATCCTGAATAGGATTGAAGAAACTATCGGTAGTAAATTGTTGACCGACTATGGAATCCTTTTGTTCTTCGGTTAGAATACCGACGTAGGTTGACCATTGTTCTTGTAATATGTCTGTTAGTTTCATACTCAATTTCCTAATAGTTTATGTTAGACCGAATCGACCTTTTAGGGCGTTGTAGTTTTGTAGGATTTCTGTGGCGGATAGGGCACGGTTGTAAATGTTTGCAGAAGCAACACGCCCTCCCCAAATATTATTTGCACCACCGCGCCCACTTATTTGAAAATCCGCACTTGAAGTAATCGTAGATGGGGATGAATTTAATATAGTAGAACCACTAGCTTGAACACCATTTACATAAATCTTCAGACCAGCAATTGTATCTGAACCGTCGTATGTTGTACATACATTATACCAATTACCGTCATTATATGATGATGGAAAATCTACTATTCTACCGTTGGAAGAATAGATGTAAGATTGTAATCTAGTTCCAGTTGCATTCAAACCCATACCCCATCCTGTAAACGGAGATATATTGAGTTGTTTTGAAATTATGTTGGAAGCGACCGAACTAGTATGATTCAACCATATACTGATTGAAAATGGATTTGTTTTTTCGAATCCAAGATTAGATGGATTTCCAAAAGTTACATAATCGTTACTACCATCAAAAATAATACTACCACCGTTTGATGTATTGTATGCGGGTCCATTTGTCAAACTACCTGTTACTTGAGTTCTACTCAAATCCGTCCATACCGTACCAGAACTAGGATATGACTTTGTGTTTCCAGCATCAATACACAGAACTAATCCATCCGATATAACCTTTGGTTGAAAGCTAAAAGCCATTACACACCTCTAATAATTGTCTTTAGTACCCATGACGCACTTGAAGCAGAAGCTTGTAAGTTGAAGTTTCCACCTGATATACTACCTGAAAGAGTCAAGTTCGTTGTACTTCCAACATCAACGGTGGTAAACTCATTGAACTGAAGTGTACTACCAATCCAAAAGGCAGTAAACATACCGGCTCTTCCGTTGGAAGCACTCACACAGTTATACTCAACATGAATACTATTGTAAGAACCCGTCGGTAAACTATAAAGTGTTGTTACACCCGTTGAAAGTGAGTTTCTCTTTGTTGTATAAAGTGATGGAGCTTGTATATCACCCAGCAAGATTCTGTTATCCGAGAATACTTCAAGTATTGGAAGACCTGAAATATCATTGACGGAGAAAAGAGAACCTGACATTGAGTCCGTTACCGCAAACAATTCACCAAGAGAACCTTGTACCTTGAAGATTGGGTTAGATGAACCTGAACCAATAAGTGTGAGTTGTGAGTTGGCAGAACTTGAGATTGTGGCGGAACCTGTGAAAGCTAGAACCGTGCCATTGATGGTTAGATTCGACGAGGCGGTTGCCGCATTTGTTGTACCATCTGATAGTAGTACACGGAAATTACCAGCGTTATTTATCGTGTTGAATCCTGTTCCACTCGTTCCAGATGAGCCAGATGTTCCTGAACTTCCAGTAGAACCAGATGAACCTGATGTTCCTGATGTTCCTGAACTTCCAGTAGAACCAGATGAACCTGATGTTCCTGATGTTCCTGAACTTCCAGTAGAACCC